CTGATTGTTTTGACGGCTTGTCCTCCATACTCAACTCCTAATCCAGTAACTGGAAGATTGACAAGTTTTGACTCATCGCCAGCCGCGCCATAGAATGCTGTCAGACTTTTCTGGTCTGTAGCTGGCCACTGCACTACGTTCGGCATGAGTTCACGAAGATGTCGCTTTGCCGCAGCAATGCTTTTAGGGCCGAAGAATCCGTCGGCAACAACGCCGATCTTCTTCTGGATAGCGACAATTTCGTCGTGGTTCATTACTTCTTAACGTCGCGGGCGTGATAGCCTAACAGAGAGAGTCCAACAGGAACGATCCAGCTCTTCCAGTCAAGCAACGAGTTGCCAGCTTGAACAGAATTCTGAATCGCGTAAGCGGCTGCGGTGAGCAGTCCGAAGATAGTAGTCTTCATGTCCGTGAGTATATGCTAAAGTAATCAGGATGCAAGTCTCAAGTTCAGCTTATCGTATCAGGAAATGTGTCGAGTATGTTTACTTCGGAATTGCCTTCAGCAAGATCTCCCAAAGGATTGAGCGTAAGATTTGTAAAAGAAGTAATGAAATGCGTCTCAAAGCTCATTGTAAATTTACTTTCATCGAAAGAATAAGAAAAAGTATATGGTGTGCCTGTAGTTTTATACGGCTTTGGGAAATAAAAATAAAATATATCTTTATGTAAGAATACAGAAAAACCAACTGATGCTGTCGTAATATCTACTGTAGGCAGTCCTGCTTGCGCGGGGTTAAGAGTACCACTACCGTAATAGTTTCTACTAAGTGGGTCGTATGAAACCAAGCCGTTTTTATTGTTGTCGTATTCAAATAGCGGAACGGCTCTATTATCCGCTATTTCAATAGGCGTTCCATTATCAAATTTCGCCATCGTGCCAGTGAAGATTGTCTCACCGCCTATAGGAATTGGCGTATAAAGTTTGTCTTTTGAATAAACGCTAACTTTTTTAGCTTTGAATCTCCAACTCAAATAAGTATCAACTGATATTTGGTCGAGAACAGCTTTGTCTTCATTTTTAAGGCTTTGAAAATGATTAAAAGTTTCGTCATCAATTTCAGATCCATTCGGCCCATAAGGACAGATTATATCGAAATTGGTTACATATGCTGACATCTACAATTTACCGTTTTGCCATTGACCGCTCAATGGCGACGACAAACGAGTTACCGCCTTTTCCAGCTTCATCTTGGCCGCCCATCTTTGACATACCGACAGTACCCTTCATTTTACCGCCACATTCAGAACAGCACTCTTCAGATTCTTCACCACTGTCTTCGCCCTCTTCATAGTCGGAAGACTCAGCAGACTCGTGCTTATCATGCTCTTCAGTATCATCAAGTGCCACGCCCCCCAACTCTAGCGGCATTAGCTTACCGTGCATCATGATGAATGTGCCAGTAAGCTTAAACGGTTTCATTGCTGCGTCTTGAGGCAATTGAAGTCCAGATGGGATTGGAATGTGCATACTACTTTATTTTACTAAGCTGTCTATAGAGAGAAACAAGACCAACTAGAAGCCCAACAACTAATGAGGCAGTCCTCAAATGGGTATCTAGTTGGTCTTGGAACGATGTGATGACACCCAATGTTGGGAATGTTATTCCTGTAAAGGCGTTAAAACATCTGTTAATCATCGGTCTTATCGCTTTGCTTTAGCTGCCATTGCTTTTTCGATGGCTGCTTGGAAGCCCCCGCCATCTTCGCCTTCCGGCATTTCTTGGCCAGAAGACATTTCTTGCTCATTCATCTTAGCTGTCTCTGGATCTTCGGCATCAGCGAGTGGAATTCCATCAACAGCTACTGGTGAAAGCTGACCTTCATCAATACGGTAAGTAGTGGTAAGATCAAACATGTCGCCTTCAGGAATCTGAAGACCTTCTGGAATTGGGATATAGATGGACATTATTTGTGGGATCGGTAGATTTTCAGCGCAAATTGGTTCGGTGTGAGTTTGTCGGAACCAGCTTTAGAAAGCAAGCCAGTAATTTCTTCCATCTTCCGTTTGTCCATGCTGGACTTAGGATCAAAGGCAGATCCGTGTGTCGTTTTGAAGAGCTGTTCCGCTTTGCTCATGTCAACGGGTTCTACTTTTTTCATATCGAGAACAGTATATCGTTTAGTCGCAGACTGCATCGCTTTGCGGTCTGTGATCTCTGGCGCACTAATTGGGCCAGCAGCCGAATTAACTTCCTTCATAAACGGAGCGATTGCTTTATCACGCTCAACGCCTGCGAGCAAACGGTTAAGAGTATCAGCTCCAGAACCCATAGCTGCGAGTTCATCTGGAGTTTTGACGCGCATATTGCGAACATCGTCTTCTGTCGTAACGTAATCACCTACTCCTAACTGAGGAGAAGTAGCGAGCAACGTGGCTCCTCCAGCTGCTACTGGATTCATTACAGCAGCTCCGGAAGAAATAGCACCGACGCCAGCACCAGATCGCGGCGTAACATTACGCATATTGCGTGCTTCGTACTCAGTGAGTTCGCCGCCAGCACGTTGAGCTAGTTGGTTGCCCGCGCTTGTGCCTTCTCCAATTTGGAGTGCGCCAGAACCAGAACCACCAGCACCGCGAGTAGTGAGTGCTTGACTTGTTGGTTTAACAGACTCGCCAGATTTTCGAGCGAGATCAGCAGCTTTTAGGTCTGCCATTTGTTGGGCCTTAAAAGCAGCGGCAGTACCACCGACGAGCGCGGCTTTATTGTCATTATTAGACGAACTATTTTTAGCCAGCGCGTCTTCGATAAGCTTAGCTAGATCTTCAGAGAATGAAGCCATAAAAGTGTTTAGGTTAAGAGAAGCACCGTGTACCAATTACGGTACACGGTGCATGATTGGGGGTTTAGTGGGTGCGATACCAGAACGTACCATCGCTCAAGAAGCGAGCGGTAGTAGCTGTAAGGATACCAGCAGTAGTTGCGGCAGTAGTTGCAGCAGATGTTTTGATGTTCGCTGTCGCTGATGTGGCAGTAGCCGTACCGGAACCACCGTTCATGACGATGATGTCACGAATAACTCCAGAAGGGAGCGGGAGGTTGACAGTACTGGTCGTGCCAGAAGTAATCAGAGTGAGCTTAGAGGTCACAGGGATCGTGCCAGCAACAGCAGTCACAACATCGCCAGTCGAACTGAGACCGTTGATCTGGTTCAAAGCAACCTTACGAACCTTTGACGAACCAGTGCCCGTCAAGTCGTAGATTGGAAACAAGTCATCACCAGAAGGTGTGATTGCAGCAAGTGTTGGGAGATCGTCGAGAGTAGGCATAATTGTATGTAGTTATGGTTTTGAAAAAGTAAGGGGTTCCCCATTCAGGGAACCCCTTACAGGTTTAGTTAAGCAGCAGGGGTTGTGCTGTCGCGCTTGAACAAGATAGCGTAACCGAACTCTGTCTTGATTGGCTTAGTCGCGCTGGCAAGAATGCCACGGAAGAAGCCGTTCGTGCCGTCGGGGTTGTTGGTTTCGTTGAGGATGTTGGTCCACTTGAAGTCACCGCGATAGCTGACGGGGTTGAAGGTCAGGCCGTTCGATCCGCTCAATGGGTTAGGAATCTGCGACTCCATAACTTGTGGGTGGATCACATAAGCAGCTTCAAACGGAGCTGTGTCATATGCTGGGTTGTAGCTGGAGACACCACTTGAAGAGGTGTAAGGCTGAACACGGGTAACAGTACCGGATGAGATCGTAAAACGCGGAGCAAGATCGTCAACCAGATGGTAGAAACCACGGAAGGCTTTCTCAACGCCGAGCGGTGCAATCAGATCGCTAACTTTGGAGCTGTTGTAGCGAACATCGTCACGGAAACCCGCTTCGGTTTGCAGCGCGTAAGAAGCTTCCGAGCTGATTGCAAGTGCAAACACTGGGCGACCGTTTTCTTTACCGTACGAATCCATGCCTGCACCTTTACGGACAAGTTGGAAATAGATCTGGTCAAGAATCTTGTTCGAGACGTTAGCCGTCGGCGTGACGTCAGCATTGGAAGCACCAGAAGTATTTGTTTTGATTCCAACAATACTAAGACCTTCTTTAAGATTGTCGGCTGTGTTATTAGTCGATGCAAGTGCATCAACGGTTGTAAGAATTGGAGTACCCGTTGTAAGACATGGAACAAAGACGCCAGCGGTCTTATCGAACTCATCACGGTAGCGGTTTTCCCATGTGTAGCGGCTCGACTCAGTCATCAGATCCATGATAGCACGGAGCTGTTCTGTACGGTAAGCAGCGAAGCGGAGGTCTTCGAGATTGATACGGGGCGACTCAATGACAGCACGCGAGATGCTGTAGTTCTTGAGTTGCTTGCTGAACTGGAGGTACGAGCGTTGGTCGGAACCAGTACCGCGCCCACCAGTGACAGTGTTCGCAGCATCTTTGAGAGGCTGTGTGTCAACGAGCGAAGTGTTGAAGGAGTTTGCCGATGCGTTAATAGCACCGAGAGAGTTCCAAGAAACACCGACAGTGGATCCACCAGCGTCAGTTGTTGGGATCGCACGGTCATAAACAAGTGTCGTCAGCTGATAGCCCATGCCATCAGGAAACGCGGATTGTTTGATGAGGTCCATCCACGGGCTGGTGTGCAGCGTGCGCTTGTAGATGTCTTTGCCGATGCGGTTTGCCTCTTCGGCGAGAATTGTGTTGATTGCGGTGGTTCCTGCGGAACCGAGATCGTATAGGGGCATATTAGTAGGTTAGTTGAGATTGTGTTGAAATAAAAAACAGACGATTACTGGGCGGTTTTGCGTATTGTAGAACTACTTAATGGCTAGAGCAACCGTGCAGAACCTATGTGAGTTTCGGTAAACGTAGTTACCAATCGTCCGAGACTTATAGAACTAATCAATGGCTAGAGCAACCGCAGTCGATGGACAAGAAAAGAAGTAGCAGAAATTAAAAATATGTCAACTATAAAATAATAACCCGTTACCACACGGTGCGGTAACGGGTTTCTCCTTTAACTATTGTGATTACCTACCCAATAGCGGAGAAAGCTGCATTCACGCGATCCTCAAATGAGGCATCGACGTTGCCGAACTGGGCAGCTCGACGGGAAGATGGAGTGTTGCCGGACATCGTTGGCTCTGCACTCTCGTACTCTGCAAGACGGTCGGTCAGAGATTCGACCTCTTTGCGTAGTGCGGCATACTCACGAACAACGGTTGGCAAGAGCTGTGCAGATACCGCGTTGTAGGCAAAGTCTACGGGATGCACGGATGCCGGATCGGCGGCTGCCGCTTTGTCGCGGATGGCTGACATGTCGAGTCCGCTGATGCTCTTCAAGAACGGGAGCTTTTGTTCAACACGTTCGACAACATTGCGGGTTACGTTGAGTCGGGTCTTCGCACGCTCCGCAAGTTCAGCCATCTGTTGACGCTCTTCGAGCATCTGCGCCTCTTGGTACGCTTCGGCAGCACTCTGTTTTAAGTAGTCACGGCGTGCAAGAATCGGGTTGATCTCTTCGATCAGGCGATAGACTTTGGCTTTGTCGCGGTCGCTGGCGTTCGGGAGAATCTCAGCGATTCGTTCTTCTTGTTCTTGAGCATCTTGGATGGCGAGCACGTCGATCAAAGCTTCGGCTGCAACGTCGTACTTGCTGGCAATCTGGTCCGCTTGGTCCATGATTGTAACGAGTGGCTGCGTGATTGCTTGTTTGTAAGCGGAAGTGCTCTCAAGATTCGAGAACATTTGTTGACGCTCAAACTCTTCAACACGTGCCTGAAGAACTTCAACATCTTTATTTTCAGCAAGTGCCGATAGTTCTTTGATGCGGCCCTCATACTCGACTTTAGCTTGTCGCAACGTCTCAAGTTCGGCAGTGCTGTTCTTGAGTTCTGTCTTGATCTGCTTGAAACGATTGGCTGCTTTCGGTGTCCACTCATCACCAATATCCTCAGTAAGAGATTCAAGTGGCTCGTCGTCAGCTGTAACTGGCGTTTCTTCAACAGCTTCGTTGCTTACTGGTTCTGGAGCTGGCTCTTGTTTTGGCTCAGTAGCATTGTCTAAGCTAGCGAACGCATTGTTGAGTGCGCTCTCAAAGGAAGAGTTATCGCCAGTGTCTGGCAATGCATCTACGGCTGTTGGTTCCGTCATTACGGGTTCAGGATGTGATTCCATTCGTTAAGTTGGTTGGTGTTGTTTGAGATAGGTAGTTTAGTCAGTTTGGAAAGATCGGCAAAGGCATCACGGTAGCCTGCGTACCATGCGTGCCTCAAGTTGTTCTCTTCAGGAGAAACGGATAAGGATGCATGGTTCGGGCCAGCGGTATCTTTTAATATGGCTGCCGCTTGTTGGAAGTAGTCGCTGTCGATTAGCTCGCGGAGAGATTCGACGGATTTAATGTCATTGAACCACCGATCCAATGGAATCGGGGTTTTTAGTTTTTTGAGTGCCATGTTTAATTTACCATTTTATTTTATTTTATTTGCCCAATAGGCCGCACTGAGAACGCCCTTTGCGATGTTCTTTGAGTGGCGAGCCTTAAAGGCTTCACGTCGCTTGCGATATGATTCACTTTCGTTTTCTTTTTTCGGAGATCCTTTTACGCCTTTTTGACCAAAGTAGATGAGCTTCTCTGTGCCTTTACTGCACGCTTTGACAACATGCGATTTTGTCGGATGATCTGAAATCGCATGTGGCTTGTTGCAAGCCATTTTGTCTTTGTCGCGCATTCGTTAGAATTACTGTCCGTGCTTTTCACGCAGATCAAGTGCTGCTTTTGCGTCGCGCATCGCTTGATCCTGATCGAACTTACGTTGTTTGATTTGGAAGTCAAGCTCTGCTTTTTGTTTAGCGATCTGCATCTTCATCTCGTGTTCTTGCATCTTCAAGTCCACTGGGCTTACTTGTTGCTGTTGGCCAGCTGCTTGTGGGTTCTGCTGCTGCTCGCGTTGCAGTTTCTCAAGATGCTTGTTGACGTTGTTGATCGCTTCTTCGGCGATCTGCAAGACTTGTTTCGTCTGACCGACAACGCTCTGAAGTGCTGGATCGCCCGAAGCAAATTCGGCCTGTTGGCTGATGTGCTGGTAGAATGCTTGCAGCAATGGCATCGCTTGTTGCGGGTCGGCCGCGCCCGTGTTGATCTGCTCGATCAGCTGGTTCAGTACTGGCACGTGTGCTTCGAGATGGACGCCGTGCAATTCGTTCGAGATCACTTGGATCTGTGCGCCGGACTGCAACATCTGGTTCTCCATCAGCGCGATCTTCGAGTCAATCGTCGGACGCTTCTCTTCCATTGCGGGTGCATAACGGTTAGCGAGATCGTGACCGACACGGGTCGAAACAATATCGCGCGTCAGGTTCCGTCGGCCCACGTCATCGAACTGTCCGCTGATGGCTTGTAGCTCACGGAGCGAGTTCATGCGGTTAGCCATCGAGCCGCTGCCGATTGAACGGACGGCACGTGTGCGGGCAACATCTAGTGTCTTGATGAATTCTTTCTCAACGCCGCGTGCTTCGCAACGTGCGTAGAATTCGGCAACGGCTTTATCAGGCCGCTTTACTTGAACAACCCGTCGGACAACTTCGCGAAGCAAACGTGTCCAACTGGAATAGAAAAGGTTTAAGCTAGCACCACTGAGTCGTGTAGAAACATCCATATCGGATGAAATCTGCATCTGGTTCCTGTACGGTGAACCCTGTTGCGGGCCATATGTAGAGATTGTGTCGGTATTGAGCGCGAGCTGTTGCGACAGATCTTGCAGTGCGGGCTGCACGGCAGTGCTCAAATTGGGAATCGCTTTCTCGACGATCTTTACGTTCGGCGACATGACGGCGTATGCGCCGTAGAATGTGAACTGCAACTCGTCGAGCGATCGCTGGTTCTCCGGCTGGATCATGACAGCCGACGCAAGCATTGCCCCGTCGATCTGTTGGCATCGGAGACGATTGCTTGTCTGGATGTGAGAGAAGATGCGCTGGCCTAAGCCGCGAATCGAGTGGTACGTGCCATTAGATCCGACGCCATATGTGAACATGATGTAGGCTTGCTCCGGCGTCGGGTAGCGGCTTACTTTCTTGTATAGGAAATCTTTTGGCGTAGACTCAGCAGAGATGTAGTGAGACACTGTTCCATCCATCTCACGAACCCAATAATGTAAAACAGCAACAGTCGGGTTTTGTATACCAGTGTATAGATCATTGTTCTTGATTTCAGATTGTAGTGCCTCAAAGTCAGTGAGTGTCCCGCCGCTAGTCATGTTGCTGCGGCCAGTAGTACGCACGTTGTGCATGATGACCCGCTTCACTTCTTCGACGTTCCAGCCTACTTTCGCGGCGGCTTCAGGATTCTTGATGAAGGCGTAGAGTTCGTGCAGCAAGTAGTCGCGGCGACCGATGGCGATGTCAACACTGGCTTCGGATGCTGGCGTTTGTCGCGGTATCAGCAAATCGGTAAAGCCGCCGACGCGAAACTTCCAGTCATCCGGCGAGTCAAAGTAAGCGACGCCGACGCCGTGCTTGATGAACGTCGTGCAGAGACGCAAGTAGCTGCTGTGGAATTCCGGCCAGCTGCGTAGCAAATGGGTAAGTTCTTCGGCAACGACGTCCTCTTTCTCACCGATCTGCGTCTCTTCGCCGAACGTGCCTTTGAGTTCAACGAGCTTTTCGAGCGAGCTGTAAAGATCGACGTAAGCAGACAGCGAGATGTCGAGCAGCCGCTGCGCTTCGCCGAAGTTGAGATTGGTCTTCGGTGCCTGACCCGTCGTCGCCAACTGGGTCATGTCGTAAGGTGCGGCTCCGTCGAACATTGCGTCAATACGGGCGCGGTTAACGGCAGACTTTTCGTCGGCACGAAGGAGTGTGTGAAAGATAGCAACGGCACTGTTGACATCTTTCAGGCGAGATTCGACTGGCTTGCCCGCCTCATCAAGAGCAGAAAGATTGAGCGAGTCGATGTCTAGCGAATGGTTCACGGCGAAAATCTAGCGATCTAATTACTATGTGTCAACCATTTAATCTCCGGCGTAGTTTGAGTCTTCGCCCCAGACGAGCTGCGTGAGCCGCTTTGTCGAGAACGAGCGGCGGTCGCCGAACTTGTTGGCGAGTGTTACAAAGCGTCGGTTGCGGTGGTAATGTTCCGACACTATGAATGGCGCGTTAGCGTTCCGTCCGCGAGAGCCTGTTCTTACGCACCAGACGGCCCCGTAAGGCGTCACAGCGTATCTCGGGTAGTCAGGTATCGTTCTCAGCTCTTCACGAGCTAGAGTAGCCGTCACAGCCGCAAGTTTACATGCGGAGTTGATGTCGTCGTGCCTGAAGTAAAACGTCGTGCCGTCGGAGCGTCTGATGTTGGACCGCCAGCTGTTGCCGATCCACTGTCGCTTGATGCGGCGTTTGCTGTTCATGTTGTAAACGTAGCCCGTGCTCGCGTAGGCGTAAGGGTAAGCGTTCGGGATGTCGGTAAAGGTAATGGTGTTCGCCATGCGGGTGATCTTCTTTCGGTTGGTTTAGCGTGTCAATTCTTTTCTTTACAAGATTAAAGATAAAAACTTTTCTTTTAGGACTGTAGGGCATTAAGCGACGCTTAATGCCCTACATCATATTTTAGAAAGTTTTTATTTGGGATCTGCAAAAACGGGTTCTTAGCGTGTCAATTCTTTTCTTTACAAGATTAAAGATAAAAACTTTTCTTTTAGGACTGTAGGGCATTAAGCGACGCTTAATGCCCTACATCATATTTTAGAAAGTTTTTATTTGGGGGTAAAATGCCAAATGAGATTACATTGTGATTACATTGACCATGAATCGTGAGTCCAGTACCCGTTTCGGGAGCCGTATTGTCTAAATCGCGTGTTCTTTTAGACAGTGCTCATCCTTTTAGACAGTGCATGAGTCATGAATCAGGATTCCTGATCGGTAACATTCCCGCTATTTACGGCAGAATCGCCACAAATACTCATTGACGCTGCTTTCTTACTCGATGCACGCTTTTTCAGTATCTTTGCGCGGTTCTTTGCAAAGTATTCCCGCTGGTATTCCCGCTTCGCGACTACACGATCCGGTTCGAGTACCGAATCCAGTTCATTTTTACGCTTAATACGTTCTGAATTTCGCTTGTAGTACGCTCTCTGGTACATGAGTCGGGTTTCACGGTTCGTTTCGTAGTATGTTGGTTCGTTTTCTTCAGACATGCAGCGACGATAGGCCCGATTTGGCAGGCTGTCAATTTTTTTCTCACGGGTACATATGTATGTGGCGTGCTGCCCGAAAAATCGCGCCCCCACCCGTGGCGTCCTCCCTCTTACTTGTTACAACCTCCGTAAAACGCGGTAGCTTTTGCCGCCATAAATCCCATGAATCTCAGTGACTTACGGCTATTTACTCTTACGCGATGTGTGTCTCTTTTGATACGGCGCCCGAATCAGGCACCGTGAAGCAGGAATCATGATGCGGTGATCCCGCCCGCTGCCGGTAGATGCGGCGGGCGGCGTTGGCGCAATCCCGTTACCTGAACCCCGAACCCCGAACCCCGAATCGGGTTGCCCGCCTTACGCGGGGAGGCGGGCGCGCGCGGCCCGAAGGGCCAGAGTCGACATGGCCACCCCTTAGAGAGTGAAGGGCGACGACGGCAGCTATAATACGGTATTATGGCCCGTCAAAAATAAATTGCCCGACGAAAAAAAAAATAATTGACGAACGATCCGCCCGCCGATACGGTGGCGGCTCACCTCACAAACCAAACCAAACCAAACTGAAATACTGAATATGACTGCTAACACCACCACCACCACAACCGCCGCTCAAATCAATTCGCTCACAGTCGCCGAAGCGCAAAGCGCACTGGAAACTACTTGCGTCAACTATGCGAGACAAGCTGAGCACGGTTGCAAGCTCATCGGCTTGCTGCGCGGCAAGCTCGTCGCAGAGGGCATTTCACCCGCCGATGCGTTTCTGACAACGGTCGAAGCTCTACAGAGCGGCGGGATGGAGGAAACTAAAGCACGTGGCACGGCTAACAACGGTAAAGGCCATGAGACGCTCGCAGAATTTGCGCTGAAAGACGGAACCGCGCTAAAAGAGTCTCACTTTTACGCTTGTGGCGTCAGAGACGCAAAGAGGCTCGCGAAGTTTCTGGCTGCGGGCGGCGATGACGCCATTGTCATCGTTAATCGCCTCAAACTGACAGACGCCGGTGCATTTAAGCGCGGCGCGTTGGACAAGCTCTTGCCCGCCGCCGCCGAAAAAGCGGAAAACAAAAACGGCGGAGACGTTGAAACTGACGACATTGAAACGCTCGTTGAAGATGGCACAGGAAAAACGGCATACGATCGTGCAATCATTTTACTAACAAGCGTGCAAGCGCTTATGCGAGACATGACGGACGAAGAGCGCGAGTCGATTCAAGACGTTGCCGCTGAATTTATCTTAGGCTAAGCAAAGCAAAGCGGCGAGCTGTAATACCGTATTACAGCTCGCCGTTTTTCACTCACTCACTCACTCACTCACTCACTCACTCACTCACTCACTTTATGTCATATCCCATCCTCCAATCACTCAAAACCCGCCAACTCACTCGCGTTAAAGAGCGCGAATTCCGCCGCTGGCATGATGTTTTCGACGGCGCGCCATGTGAATGGTCAGCGTCACACGGCGCGACTCATACTCTCTATACTGGCGAAGGTATCGGGCGCGGCACACGACCAGCCCGCCTCATGAAGACTCGCCTGCACGTCGGAATTGATGAAGCGGAAAGCGGCGGAATCGAATGGCAATGCTGGTCAATTGGCAACGTCCATCGGATTGGAGAATTCTGATTACCAATCAAAGCGGCGGTCTGTAATACGGTATTACAGACCGCCGCTCGTTAATCTAGCTTGCCGCACGGTGCGGCAAACGGTCACAAGCCCGTGTAAATAGAGAGTGACGAACCAGAAACATTTAATATGAAAACGACATTTAGATTCGTCTCAAATACCGCCCGCATGCCTCAATTCACGCTGCGGCCTAAGATAGATCGCTGGCTAAAGCGGCGGAATTATCCCATTGCTTACGTTATGACGTCTCACTCCGTAGAGTGCTGGCTAGAACCGCTGTCAAATGCGGAACATAATCGCGCCGTTCGCTCACTCGCCCGCATCTGCCAGCGCGAGCTGGACTGGTATCACGACGTAAATAGCGAACTGATCGAAAAGAATCAGCTCGTTTGAAAAAAGAATTGACAAGCCCGAAACAATATGCTAGTCTAAAGCCTCAACGTTGAATTGACGTTGGAGCTAACCTGAAACCTGAAACCTGAAATACCGTATTATGAAAAAATTAACGAAGTCGCAACTTGCTACCATATCACGACGCTTAGACAATATCTTTGATCTGGCGACAGAAGAAGAAGTGAAAGCTGGCTTGTGCTGGTATGAGACCGCTAACGAGTTTTGCGTCAAAACTGCAGCAAAGTATGGCACGACGCCAGAGATTGTTGCTGGCGTTGTCTCCGCTCTATCGCCGCGAAACAACTGGCGGCAGAACCTGAAAGATGCGGAGACGGTTCTTGCTGCCGTCTACTGCGGCGTGTCGGCACAAGACGTCAAAGTCTGCACGTTCAATACGAATAAGTTTAAAGCGTTTGCGATTGCCAACGGCAAGCAAACTATAACGGCAGAATCACCGAAAACGTTTTCATTCGTCGGAAACGTCGGGCATCTTGATGCAGCCAGAGTAACAGTTGACGTATGGCACCTTCGTGCCTGCTTCGGGAAAACGATTCGTTCATCTGTTGGTCTGTTGGCATATGCCCAACTCGAGCGGATGACAATTCGCAAAGCGACGAAGATGGGAATCACTGGCTATCAGTTGCAAGCGATTATCTGGCTTGTGACTCAACGGACATTCGTGGGAGAGAAGTGAAGAGCGAAAGCGCGCCGCTTATGGCGGCGCACTACGTCGGTAAAAGTCCGACGCTGAAGAGCTAACACTAAAACATTAAACCAACTGAAATTATGAAAATCGAAATCACTGCAAACGAACTCGCCAATCTACTCCTGCAAGATGAATATACTGACTGGACAAGAGCGGGCGCATTGGCACTGGCAAACCACTACGCCGAATTTGAAGAGCAAAGCGGGGAAGACTTGACGGTCAACCCGACTGAGATTCGCACTCTCTGGTCAGAACTTGAATGTCTCGAAGACTTCGGCTGCGGATACTTCGGCAGCGACAAGCAAGCGAAGATCGAACTCGACTGCGAAGATCAAGATCAAGACGTGATCGAAAGCTGCATCCGCACGTTCATCGAAGCCAATACCGATCTGATCGAATTCGACGGCGGCATTCTCGTAAAAGACTTCTGAAGAAAAGAATTGACAGCGGAGCCGTTAGCTGCCATGCTAGCGGCTCCCCCATCCTGAAACCTGAACCATAATACCGTAATATGAACACATACGATTCAAACCTGCCGTGCAGTGCCGATGCGGCCATTGCCTATCTAGCAAAGTCAAAGCGGCATGATGCCAGCGTAACGCAAGTGCTTTACCGCAACATCATAGTGCTTGAGCACATCGCCGAAGACAGCGACGACGAAGCGGCAGACTTGCCACCGCTCACCGTTACAAGACTATGACACACGAACCATCGAACATGAAAAAGTATACACTCACGAACTCATTCCACCGCACCGAAGCGACCGTGCTAATCGATGCTGACCTTATTAACGAGCCGCAATCTTACATCTGGAATACCCTTTCGCTACTCGCCGACCATGAAATCTGCAACCCGCCATTTCAAAAAGGCGCGGCGACCGCAAAACGTAACCGCATCTGGAACAAGCTATGCGGCATGAAAGATTGCTGCTGCGGAACCGTCCGTAATTGAAACCCGAACCATTAACCGTCCACCATAATACCGTAACATGAAACCGACACACTACACCACGCTTGCCGCCATCTCACTCGCCAGTATTGGCATCGGCTACTTGCTACCACAACGCAGCGAGCCGATCGCCACCGTATCGCCAGCGGCAACGGCGATACTGTCAACGCTCGCGCCGTCGGCACTCGCTGATCTGCATCTTGCGGAGTTTCTAGCGGGCCAGCGCACCGACTACTCCGAAGGCGAGTCATCACTAGCGACCCCCGCTATCTTGAAGGCGGCGAGAGTGAAAGGTTTTGCCAAACCGGAATAAAAACTTTCTAAAATATGATGTAGGGCATTAAGCGACGCTTAATGCCCTACAGTCCTAAAAGAAAAGTTTTTATCTTTAATCTTGTAAAGAAAAGAATTGACAACGTAACTTTAATCTGCTATTCTCTTAATCGTCACTGCGACACACCAACTGAAACTGAACCAACCAACTGAAAATATGAAAGCACCATCCGCAACTATCCGCCAACTCGCATCACTCGCTAAAGCTGCCGACGCTAGCAATCGCTGGCTCGCCATCTTCGGCAAAGGCGGCGTCGGCAAGACCAGCATCAGCAAGACCGTCATTGCACCCGCAATGGGTATTGAACCCGCCGACGTATGGCTCGTCAACTTGAGTGGATCCGGCCCGCAAGAGGCATTAGGCTACGGCATACCCGATGCCGGAACCCGTGACTTATGGTTCAGCTCGCCGGAACAATGGCCAACCGCCGAACGTGTCGGCTCGACGCCAACGCTGCTTGTGCTGGACGAGTTCCCAGAGTGGGACGTGCAGATTCAATCGCTCTGCCGCTCACTGTTCCAGCCAGACGGCAGCGCACCGATGATCGGGACACACCGTCTCGGCAAGAACGTCCGCATCATGATTACTGGCAACCGCCGCACCGACGGCACACGCTCCGCCGTTCTTGCCGCACCGCTCGTTGAACGGTGCATGGTTTTCACCGTAGAGCCGACGCTAGATGAGTGGCTTGAATGGGCGGCGGACGCTGGTCTAGCTAGCTCGCCGATCTACACGTTCCTGAAGTTTACCAATGGCGTTGAAGGGCCTGACCATTTCAATCCTGATGTGCCCGCACCGTGGGACGGTTCGCCCCATGCCTGTCCGAGACAGTGGGAAGCGGCGTGCCGTGTTGCTGTCGATGACATGCTCGACGATCCTGCACTGCTATCGCTAGCACTTCGCGGTCTAGTCGGCGAAGCCAGCGGCAGTGCGGCGTATGCATTCTGTCGCACCGTTAGCAATATGCTACCGAAGCTGCGTGCTATCCGTAACGGTGACGAGTCGCTACCGACCGATCCATCTGAACAATATGCACTCAGTTACGCCGCCATTCGACAGGCAAAGCAGCTCGTCGGTAATGATCCTGAAGCTGCCGTCCATAGCGGTGTGCTTGACTGGCTCGTGAACAACGTCATCTGTCCGGCTAACGGCGAGATTCGCAAGTGGACGTATGACAGTGCCGTTCGTAACGGCATCCCGCTGAACCAGCATGCTCGCCGCTCCGTCATGCAGGGTATCTGAACCAACAACGGCTAGCCATGATACCGTATTATGGCTAGCCGACATCAACTCTCCTTAACTAAATTACACAAACTGAATAAGATTATGAACGCTACTAACGAACTCACCACCATCAACTCCGTCATTATGGTTCGACTTGTCACTGGCAAGCCCGCGCTGTCTGCCAAACTTGAGAAGACGCACCAACAAATTGCCTACGCCAAAGGCGCGGACGAGAAAGCAATTCGTGCCCCATCGGCTAAGCTGTTCCAGACTCGCGGCAATGCCATTGGCGAGATCAACAACATCATCAACGGCATGGCTGTCTATCTCAAGAAGAAAGGCATGAGTGTGCCTGACTTCGACGGCACTACTTACCAGCAAGCTAACGACGCCGACGAGATTCAGTTGGAGTTCGACAAGCGGCGTGACCAGCTCGACGCACTGCTTAACGAAGTGCACACGAACTACCAGTCATACGTTAACGAAGGCCTGAAGCACATCGCCGCGTTCAATGACGAAGTAGAGTGGCCAACCGCCGACGAGTTCATTGGTGGCTACCGTCTCGAACTCAAGTGGCTCGGTCAGCCGCAGTCGATTGCGAACTCAGTGCTCTCGTCGGTTTCAACAGAGACGGCGGCACGAGTCAGAGCTAGTAGCGAACAGTCAGTGTCCCGCATGTTACTCGAAGCACACGGTCAGACCATCAGCGAGACTATCGAAGAGATGGGGCGCACTATCGAAGCACTGACTAAAGGCCAGCGACTAAAGCAAGCCCGCTTCAATGCGATGCAAGACCGCATCGGCGACCTGAAGAACAAGAACTGGCTGAACCTGCCGCAGCTCGACGCCATCATCGATATGCTCAAGCCGTGTGTGGATGCACAAGTATCTGACTTTCCTGAGTCACATCAGCGGCGTGCCCATGCTAAGAGTATTGCCATCGCCAAAGCCGAAGCAGAAAAAGTATTGACTGAGTTAGGCCTGTAAGCTACACTATCAGCAGCGGGAAGTCCAACCCTTCCCGTTACCTGAACCCTTTACCCCACAACCTGAAACACATGAACACGATTACTTACGACATTAACAGCGACAGCACACTAGCCCGTTCGATGCGACGCATCCGCCAGCACTGGCCGCTTGCATACAGCAAGCTTCTCGCTATGGACTGGCAAGCCACAAGCCACACGCCATACGGTGCGACCGACGGCAAGCGGCTGCTGCTTAACCCGAACGGCATCACAACTATTGAAGTAACGTCTGACCCGATTGGACACTGTGCCTTCTTGCTAGTGCATGAGGCACTGCACGCACTGCTGTCTCACGGCTCACGGCTCGCTGAGTTCGGCAACAAGCAGACCGCCAACATCGCTGCCGACTACATCATCAACGCGATGATCGTCCGCCGTAACAAAGAAGTCTACCAGCAATCGGGCGGCAAGATGCTGCCGTTCCCGCTTATCGAGAACGTGTTAATCGACGAAGCACTCAGCGGTGACAAGTCGGTCGAGCAACTCTATCGGGAGTTATCGAAAGTGCAGCCAGAGCAGCCGAAGCAACAGCCGCAACCGCAAGACAGTGACGACGCAGATGCAGATGCAGATGCAGATGCAGATGCAGATGCAGATGCAGATGCAGATGCAGATGCAGATGCAGATGCAGATGCAGGTGCAGATGCAGGTGCAGATGCAGGTGCTGATGCTGGTGCAGACGCTGATGCTGGTGCTGATGCTGGTGCTGGCAAGCAGACCGATGCGGATATACTTGGCAGCGAATGGGTCGGTGCTGGCTCCGACGATACCGTCAAACCCGAAGCCGATGACGAAGCTGGCATGACCGAAGCGGACGCCGCCCGTGCGATTGACGACGCTAACGAGCAGATCATTATCTCAGAGCAACTCAATCAGCGTGCTGGCTTAGTCGGCTCGTCCGGCACACGAGACGTCAGCACACTCAGAGCGCGTCGCTGCGGTCTTGACTGGTGTGACTATCTGAAGCAGTGGCTAACCGCTCGCTGCACTTCCGGTTGGGACAAGCCATTCAACGCACCGATCTACACATCAACGGGTCTTGTATCCGCTGGTCGACAACGCAAAGCTATCAATGAGATAGCCGTTGTCATCGACACTAGCTGCTCTGTGCCGCAGTCGATCTTAGCGGAGATGCTCGAAGCCGTGCAAGATGCACTCGACACACTCAAGCCAGACGCAATCCACTTGCTATCCGTTGACCATCGATTGCAACAGCATGTCGAACTGCGCGTCGGTGACAAAGTTCCAATGGCACTCAAAGGCGGCGGCGGCACACTCTTCAAGCCAGCCTTCGATTGGATTGAAGAGAACGCACCGTTCGTTGACGGCTTAGTCTATCTCACGGACGGCGATGCATACGACTGGCCGCTCTTGACAGAGCCGAGCTATCCCGTATTGTGGCTGGACTACGGACGCAATCCTGAATACTACACGTTCGGCGAGCGTGTCACTGTCGCAGCCCGCTGACATGCAACATCGAAACAAACCAACTGAACCGCTGTCAGCTCAGATGATAATCATGCTGACAGCGGTAGCCGTAACCCCAATCATAACTCTCTTACTATTACTATTCTAATGCCTGAAAAAACTGTAACATCGATCGAACTTAGTGACGCCAAAATTGAAGTCGAACTCAAGAGCCGCCGCGAACCGAGTAGCCCATCGGGCTGGGCAGTGATTGCCTTCGCACCATCATGCTCACTGCGGTCAACACGAGTGCACATCGACAGCAAGCTGCGCGACTTTTCTGCTGCTATCGCCGCATCTGTCGGCGACTTCAGCGATGACGCCGAAGACATGATTGCCGCTTCCATTCGCTCGATCACCATTGACCATGATTCCTGAACCATACTACCATACTACCGTATTATGGTAGTATGAAACGCTTACTGAAATATGAAACAAAAACTACGCAACGCCGTGCTGACATGGTATCACACTCAGCCATCGCTACTGAATACATTACTTAACCTACTGAATATAAATATGAACACATGTAAAAATCAAAACGCAATTCAAATCCTCATGCCGTATGCTTTCGCTGGCGGTTGGGTATTCGACGACGAAGCTACCGGACTAGTGCGTGAAGCCTTTGTCTGCGGCATGGACAATATCATGACGGAGATGTCCGACCACATCCCGAACGCTGCGAGCGGCTTTCGACTCACGTTCTCTGCCATTCCGTTCCCGAACCATACCCACTCGTTCGAGTGGCAGCGTGCCGAAGCAGGCGGCAACATCTACTACTGTCCAGAGAACAAGCTGACTGGCTGGCTATGCCCCGCACTGCTCAAGTACTTCAAGAAAGCACCGCCGATGCTGTATGCCAGAGCCGATGCCGCTAACTGAATAACAAACTAAAGCTATGAACGAATCAACAACCGCGCCTAAAGACGGAACGATTTTTCTTGCAAACTTCGGACAGCCGTTGCTAGTATGCTGCTGCTGGAACGAAGCCAGCAACAAGTGGATCTACGCCAACCCGCAGACTGACATGCATGACGGCGACTGGTGCGACAGATACTTCGACAACGAATGGGAAGATGAGTCTTATCTGAAAGGCTGGATACCGTTACCAACATGTCATACAATCGCCATCTAAGGCAACGCAACAACCGACACAAAGAACGTGCACGCAAAGCTGGCGTTGCTGATGACGCGACGCCAGCTCAGTGCGAGAAGATAAAGAAGAAACAAAAAGGAAAGTGCTGCTACTGCAAATGCTTCGCACCACTGACGCTCGAACACATCATGCCGATCAGCAAAGGAGGCGGACATACCGCCAGCAACATAGCCTTTGCTTGTGAACGCTGCAACAATAGGAAGGCGGACAAAGACCCGTTTGATTTCAAATGCAACGGCATGACCGCCGCCTTCCTTCTTAACTTTATAAACCGATAAACTAATAATGAATACAGAAATGGATGACATCTACCGACTCGCCCTCAGCAATATGGCAACCGGCCTACAGGATCTCGAAGATCGTGTAGCTTATCTTGAAGCACGTCATGAAGCACCGCCGCATCAGACAGCATTCGATCTCGAAAAATATAGGACATTACTAGAAAGATGCATTGCATCCTGTAAGCGGGAGACTAAAGAAACTAATTCAGCGATGTGTTATGAACGCGGCCACATTAAGATCGAAGCCTACGAACACGCACTCAAACTAATCGAACTCGCATGAACAAAGACAACGCAAAAGACTACCTTCCGATTGTGCAAGCACTCGCGGACGGAAAGCAGATCCAACGAAGAATGCCGCACTGTTTCATCCAGAAGGACGAGAAAGAAGGGCTGCCTGTACTAATAGAGCGGCCAGAAGAATGGGTCGATGATGCTGAAGGAGAGTTCTCATTCTATTCTGAGCCTGATTGCTACCGCATCAAGCCCGACGAGCCGCGCACGTTTGATTTAATGATACGAGAACTTGATGGCAGCATATGCCGCTGGAACCCCGCTCACGCAAACAATCAATGGAAACGCATCACCGTGCAGGAGGTGTTGAAATGATTGACGACGAAATTGTACACTACGTTAACTGCCGATACAGCGAACTTTACACCGAAGTAGAGGCCCGCTTAATTGGTATTGAAAAAAGCTTAAGTCTACTCAAACAAGAACCCACTAGCGTTCAATCTGATTCAAGAGTGTTTGAAATGTGGATCTGTCTTGAGCCGCATCTCGACTGGAAAGTCGGCGACTTAAGGACAAGCTGGCCGAACGACTTCTATCGGAAAAACTGGAAACAAATTAAAGTACAAGAGGTGCTTGAAGCCCGAATCCTGAAACCGGAATGAACCCAAAAGAACTAGAAGCAATTGTTTGCTGTGTCGTAATGATCTGCGTTGCAGCAACAGCAATCACCTATATCCTGAAACAATAAACACAATGACTGATACATTAAACAAAACACATCAATCCTGTACAGTATCTGATACACCGGAAACCAAATGGTTTTTCAGCAGAGCAAATGTAGATAACTGGAACGACCAGCTTGATTTCTGCGAGAGGCTTGAACGCGAACGCGATGAAGCACGATTTGATCTAGCGTTCAGGCGCGACCTCTACAAGTTGCAGGAAGAACGAGTAAAAGAACTCGAAGTAGAAGTCAAACTCTGGAAAGAGAACGCGACCTCAAATAAAGACGTGTTCAACTTTGTGGAGCGCGAGCGCGATGAAGCTGTGAACTCATGCCATATCTGGCAGAGGGGCCACAGCAAACTTGTTGCGGATCGCGATGATTGGAAACGTCTTGCCGTTGAGCAAGAGAAACAAATAGCTAAACAACTAACTATCCTACAAGAACACGGACTAGCCGAATACGGCAACTGAACTACTACTTATGAGCAGCGAATACCATTTAAATGATCTGCAAGATTTGCAGAAATCGGCAAACGAAGCAGTCGAACAAGAGCTATACAGCGAGCTATTCGATCTGTTCCGCAAAAAGATTGCAGACGCAAAACGAATCAAGCAATATATTGACGAAGCTACTGAATCCTTAGAGCGAAACTTTAATGCGCTAGAAAATAACTTATGAAGAAACTAATCAAACTACTCTACTATCTCCATCAAGCAACCGCTTGTGCTTTCATCATCGCCTACTGTGGCCGCAACTTAAACCTTTGGTAATTCATATGAGCACATTTCCTTTTAGACCCTTCCCCAAAATGGCTCGCCTATCCCGCGAGTGCATTGTCACTGAGAAAATCGACGGCACAAATGCCAGCGTCTACATCGGTGCTTACGATCCGCTAGACTCGAACTGTTTAGGTGGACAGTTCGGCGGTGACGAACCATTAGGAATCTGGGCTGGCAGTCGCACTCGCTGGATCACGCCAGCAAACGATAACTTCGGCTTCGCCCAATGGGTACTCGATAACGCCGCCGAACTTTTCAAGTTAGGTGTCGGCCACCACTTCGGCGAGTGGTGGGGCAGCGGCATCCAACGAAACTACGGCTACAAGAAAGGCGAGCGATTCTTCTCGTTGTTCAATGCCGGACGTTGGACTGAGCACAATTATCCAATCACTCCGATTGCAAACCCGAATCCAAATGAGCCAACAAAGTACACCGAACACGCACCGAACTGCTGTCTAGTGGTTCCAGTTCTGTATGAGGGCTTGTTCGATACGGACATCGTGCGGCTCACGTTGTACGACCTAAAGTGCCGCGGTAGTGTTGCCGCTAAAGGATTCATGAATCCTGAAGGCGTTATCGTGTATCACATTGCCGCGAACACTAGCTTCAAGAAAACCATCGAAGACGACCACAAACATAAAAACAACCAATGAATATCACCTTAGAACTTTACGACGATCAGGGCTGCTACGATTCCGAAGTAACGGAATCATCGATGTGGGTCATGAAAGTAAACGGCGAGCCGATTGCCAAATACAACATCATGTCGCTACCAACAGCGCACAAGATTGTTGGCAAGCTGATCGACATCGAAGACTTAATCAACGACGAGACACGATGACGATACGAGAACAAGAAGTCGCAGCCGGACTGCTCGACAAAAGCAATCTCGCAATGCGTGTCAAGTGGGTCAACGCTCTTCGCACCATCGTCGGCGCAGACTGTCCGAAGAACAAGTCAGGCGTGTCGCTCGTTAGCGACATCGATTTGATTCTTGCTACTGATAACCAGCGCATTGCAGCACTAGAAAAAATTAAATAAATGATAGATATTAAACAAGCACGATCCAAGAAACTTGACGCCGAAATAAAAATTCTCATTGACTGGTTGCGAACAAGAGTAGATAGTGGCCGTGACGAACTGACAACGCTGACGATGCTCCAACGAAAGGCGGAGCGAATCAAAGAAAGAGTTCAGAGAGCTGGCTACGAATTCTTGATAACGAACATTAAATAACCATGACACCATACGAAGAACTACTCAAAGCATACGAAGACAAGTGCGAAGCTTTCGATAAGCTTGCTGATGCAAGTATGAAACTAGTCGAGATGCACGAAAAGATCGTAGAAGACTACGATGAATTGATTCAGATCTCGAAAGAAGAAATCAAATACTCCGACTCTCTTAGCGAAGAAGTTAATGATACATACGAGATGCTTCAAGAGATCTTTGACTCTCTGCACGATAACGGCTTACGTCCAACAGAACAATAAAAATGCTTGACAAGCCGATTGAAATTGATAATGATGACTTCGACGAACCGCTTCCAGTCTGTACCGTTACTTGTGACGGCGAAGTCTGTGAGTCTTGTCAGTAACGCCTAACGAAATAACCAAACTACACTATGCCATTCACATCACCACCGAATAATTTATTCCCAACTACGTACGCATTAACGACAGCAGCTGGTACAACTCCTGCCACAGGAGGAGGAGGAACTGAAACAACTGATTTTCTTTGTATTAAAGTAGTCGATCTTCCGCTGCTCGGTAGAGCAGAAAGCCAACCAACAACTGGCGATCCACGAAAGATTATCTACGGATTTCTTGAGCGGTTCTACCTGTGGTACTCAGCCCTTACTACTGGCAATGCTCCGACAAAAGTTACAGTGAAGAAAGTCTCTAAGCTGGATACGTTGACAACAGAGTCAGTAATTACTTACACATTTGTAATTCGCACGCCAGCTACTGTTGGCAACGATATTGGCGCAGAGAGTTAACGGGCTATCACTTTTCGGTGGTTAGTTTAAGATAGAACCCGTATTAAATTACGGCAATGTGGGTATCGAATCCCACACCACCGCACACCAACTTCCCCAGACTACCATCGAGTGATGGATAGCCGCGCCTCTTCCAGTTCCGGTTCTTAAAAGTGACCAGTGGACTGGAAGGGCAGGGATTCATTTTGGTCCGCGCAACAACATTTCTACAAGTAGTCGTACACCGATAAAGTAAAAGACGCTTTACTAGAAAACGTGAAAAAGGCTGGCGGCACAACCCACCAGTGAGCGGCAAGTACGTAGTAAGCTTGCGCTGGAACACCGTAACCAGCAAATTTTGGTCCGCGCATTGAGGACCCTAATCCGCAGTGTATTGGTCCCTGAAGAATAGGGAAAACTTTCTAGTTGCAATGTTTTAACTAGTGACAGGCCGGAAAAGACGGCCAAACTTTTAGCCTCTTTAGCTCATCGGTAGAGCAGCTCATTTGTAATGAGCTGGTAGTCAGTTCGATTCTGACAAGAGGCTCCAACAATCAGGCAGACTAGAGTCGGTACTATAACCACCGTCATTGTGGGTCTAGTCAAATGACAAAGTTCGGTGTAGTTTAAGGATTAGAACAAACAATGCTAGCAGTTGGTGGTGGTGCAATACCACCCGCCGGATTAAGGCCGCACACTACAACCAGTGTGCGGCCTTTTAATTTACTCTTCGATGAACATATACCGTGGGTGACTGTCCATTTGATCGACAAGAATCTTTGCCCGCTCTTCACCGAAGTCTCTCTTCAGCAGACCATTGAAGAAGTCTTTGTTCAGTGCCGGACGATCCATAATGTTCTGGAACAATAGGTTTGCCCGACGCTTACTAACTCCACCGCGCGTCGTCATGTTCTTGTAGATTTCTTGCGGTGCCATGCCTAAGCCTTCAAAGCCGCGCGAGATCTTGAGCAAGTCTTGATTCAACAGGCGACGATCATTGAGTTCGTCATCGTATAGTTGGCGAATGCGATCCTCAGTCAGCGGCTTGTCGGCGTATGCCGCATACTTCTTCTTCGTAATACGGTCGAACTGTTCCTTCTTCTCACTGAGATAGCGGGAGTATTGCTTGTTAATATCTACGTCATGAATGCGAACTGGATACGCACCGTTTAGCATCAGACCAATTGGACTCTTGTCGAAGTCTTTGTAGTCGCCACCGACAGCTTGATAAGCCTTAATGGCATCTTGAACTATGCGCGGTGCATAGGCTTTATCCATCAAGTAGCCTAAGCCCTTAACAAGAATCTCGCCCGTGTTGTCTACGTTCTCTTCCCAGATCGGTTCGCCCGTCGTGTCGTTCTTGTTGTTCTTAACGTCAGCGAATGCGCCAGCGAAGATTTGGTCATCAAGATACTGGTCGAAGATCATACCGTTGATATACTGCGAAGCCGCTTTACCAATGTTGCCCCTACTGATTTGTTCAAGCGCACGTAGAGCTGGATCAGTTACCATGCTGAATGGGTTGATGAACGACAAGTCAACCGACTTCAAGTTATCGCCGGAGCCGAAGTAGTTGAACGTATGTCCGCGAAGGTATTCGGGCATTGAGTTTCTCAATGCTTCATCTTCATCGTCCCCGATACCGGATACAAGAACCCGAAGAATTGTGGGTATCGCCATCGATACCCCACCGAGCATCGCCGTCATCGAAGCGAAACGCTTAACGCCGCGACTTCTAATGTCAGGATTCACATCCTTAATTTCATTCATCGCTAACTTATAAGTGTTGATTGTGATACGCGGTATCTCAGCTTTGAACCGCATGAACGGTGCGAACAGAAGACCAACGCCAGACTTAGTTACTTCGGATAAGATCTTCGGTGCTTGGCTGGCTGACTGCGCCGTCATGAGAACTTTCTCAGCGGCCATACGCTTGAGTTGATAGTCACTCATGCCTTCAACTGAGCCAGTGTTCGATTTCTTCTGGGCCTCTTTAAGAACTTTGAATTCGTTCTCGAAGTATGCGATCTTGAAAACAGCGTCACCAGCCGCAGCAAGACGCTGCGCTTTATCGACAAGCGTGCTAACAGCAGATTGTACTTTGTTTACTTTAGCCTGTTCCATGAGATCTTGAACCTGCTTCATGATACCCGTATGATCTACTTTACCGTTAATCATGTCGCGAATGATCGATGACTGGTACTCATCACCGACCATGTTAAGCGCGGTGAGTTCGGCGATGTAGCTGTCGATACGATTCTGATCCTTTAAGCCAGCCCATGAGTACTGAGCCGCTGTCTTAATCATGTTATCGATACGGACGAAACCCTGTGCAGGCCCGAAGAACAACATGTTCGACAGCACGTTACGCGCATAGAAACCAATAGAGCCTAATGTCTTAGCTGCCATCGCGTATCCCGTTGCTTTCGTAAGAACCATCATCGAATTATCGACGATGTTGATTGCGCTGTTCGTGTTATTGCGGAGCGTGTTCGAGTCGAACGTCTTGTGGAAACCTTCGACCATTTCTTTCGGCGCATACATGCCCAACAGTGGGTCATAGTTCGTCGAAGCCGATTGCCTGAACGGTACGAAGCCCGCATACTTTTCTGGTTCGGCACGATAGTCAGCGGCACTCACTAAGAAACCGTTCTTCACACCGAGATCACGCACGTTATTCAGGAACGATTGGTTAGCTGCCATTGTTGCCACTGTTGTGAACGTACGGAGCAGGTTGTTCGTGCCCTCTTCGGAGTTCTTGTACTCACCCAATAACTCTCGAAGCTCGAACGGAATGTCTTTCTTCGTCTTCAAGTTATTGAGCAAGACACGGTAGCCTTCGCCCAACTCTGCACCAGCACCAGCCGATGTCTTATTGGCGTAGCCTTCGATGAATGAGATCAAAGCCTTCTGGCCGTATGATTGGCCAGCGGAACTTCTTTTATTCTCAAGTGCATCTTTCGCTTTAATGTCTGCATCGGCTGGAAGAATGCCCTCTTCGCGTTGCAGGCGGCGGCTCTCGTTCTTAACGAACTCTCTGTCAAAGAATGCGATAGCGCGATCACGTACTTCTTGATATGTTGGATCTTTTAGGACGCGATCTGCAAAGCCAACTTCGTTGAACATACGGTAGGCCCGTGTCATATAGATGCCCAGCTGGTCATCGATGTGGACGCCTAATGTTTCGGTAACACCGTAGTCCTGCTTCAGTCGCTTCGAGATCGGATCAATTAACTGACTGCGTAGACTTGTGATATGCAGTGCCGTCTGCGGCGCAATCGTCGCCAACTTAGCAAGAGCTTCGTCTTTGCGGCGGGCAATTACTTTGCGGGCTTCGACACGTGCATCGTAGAGTTCTTGATCTAGCAACTGTTTCGATGCGTAGACTTCAGACGCGCGATCTTCGTCACTCAGTGCGGCGTTGTTGCGGATAGCGATCAGTCGTGCCGTGTGTGCATCTTCCGCTTTATCGTAGACTGCGGGCTGAAGTTCAACACCAGTCGAACCCATCGCGGCAGCGACAAGCTCAGTCGGCGGCTTCTCTTTGGCAACAGCGGCATCTAGTTTCGCTTTGTACTTCGTAACAAGAAGTGCAGCGGCACGGTTGAATGCTTTGCGGTTATCGTCGAGTCGCTTGATTCGTGGATCAAGCTCGCCCATGATTGCCCGCAAGAATGTATTCTTCGGCATTTGATATGTGCCTTCTTCAAAGATCGGCGTCTCAAGTGTTTCGATCAGCGAGTCGAAGTTCATCGAAGAACCGTCGAAGTTCATGCCGCTGCCGAGACTTGTCAGCAATCGATCTGGAATAATATCGAGCGCACGAAGTGCTGACTTATACGTCTCTGTTGTTTCTTCGATCTTATTCGCACGGTCTTCATCTGATAGTTCAGCATCGGCAGAAAGGAACTTTAGCTTCTTCGAGTAGACCTTACGCAAGTCACCGACTTCTTTTACCGACTTCGGCGCAAGACCTTCTATGACGTTACCCATCGCCTTCATACTATCACTACCAGCAGCAAGATCGAATACGACTGTCTTACCCATTCCAGTATTTGACCAGATGATTGAACCTGCCTTCGGGTCTTTACCCAAATGAATCAAATTGATTAGGCGAGTGTCGCCTTTTTCATCTGTGGCAAGACCAACAACCATCTTGATCCAATCCTTCTTAGCCTTTGCGGACTCAAAAGGAGTAATAAGATCTTGCGTAGCTGCCATGCTTTCAATATCCGAAGTGGAAAGATGGGCATCAAACCCCATCTTCGGCCATGCTTTGTAGCCCTTAAAGACCATTTCAGATGGCGGGTTATATGTCTCACCACGTTGGGCGAAATACTCTTGATCCCGCTTGCGCTCTTCCATCTTTCGATGGATTTCTCTACCGCTTCCAGCAGCAAATGTATCCATCGACTTCGCACCAATCATATGATTGTTAGTGAGTAACGCCATGATAAGTTCCATGCCGAACGAGTCGTTGCTTACTGTTTCTCCAGATGGCTGACCTGCTTTGAAGATTGGAAATAGAGTGCCGACATGAATACTCTTATCTGGTTTGACCTCAAAGTCTAACGAGTAACTTTTCTCACCGCGATCAATTTGATAACGTAGAGCAATATAACTGCTAGTGGCGTGCTCCGACTTAAACGTCATGCCATCAACTTGAAGCATGATCTCTTTAAGCTTCGGCATATCAATCTCTTTATCTTGTACCTTTACGACATCTTTGTTCGAGACAACTAGTTCAGCACGTCGTGAGCGTCGTGTGTAATCTTTATCGATAGTAAGTTGAACGTAGCCTGTGCCCATTAGATCGGAAGCGTCTAAGATAACAGCTTCTGCCAACGAACTTGCAAGAGGCTGCACCAATTCAGGATCAATGTTACGGGAACCGATCTTGTATTCATTGAGGGCTAGTGAGAATTCGTGAGTAAGATAAGCAACAGCGGCATTGAACTGTGTTGTTTCTGGTGTATTTGGGTCGCCAATAAGTGTTGGCAATGGAACGGTTCCAATTGGAATCGCTTTGTATTCTCCAGCAGATTCTTCAAACGAGTACGAGTCGTCAAAGCCATTCTGGAACATGTCAGCTAGATCCTTCCAGCTATTACCGTTGAAGTAATTGACTAAGAAGTCGATAACTTCTGCGGCCTTAACTTTTTCAGATTTAAGACCCGCCTCTTGTTCAGCTGCTACCGTTCCGCGTGCCAGTTTCTGGATGCGCTTGAAGTCTTCAAGACCGATTTGAGATTGAAGTGTAGACGCAACATCTTCATTGAACGCGGCATCATCGATCATCTCACGGTTATCAAGTTGCGACAGTGCACGAATAACTTCGAGAGACTTTGACGGATTCTTTGGATCGAAAGCCATCGTCGCTGGGCCATTGCGATAGCCCATCTTCAACGCCTTCATTTCGACCAGCATATTCGTGAGTGCCGCATCGACTAGATCGTTGCCAGTATTCTTGTTGATCGTCGTCATTTTGCGGAATGCGTTACCGACGTAGCGCAGTGCGATCTTAAACAACGATGGGTTAGTGCGGTAGAACGCAGCGTTATCTTCGGTTGTATTGCCAGCCGTCGCACGTTGCAAATGAGCACGAAGATGTTCCTCAACAAGAATTCTCTTCTCTTTACGTTGTTCGTTCGGGTCTTCAGAACGAATACTATCTTTTGCTGCGTTGCGTTTTTCGTCCGTCTGATAGTAAGCGTCGGCAATACGGTCATACTCGCCGTCGGATAGACTATCTGCGATAGCGTTAATCTCTGCGTTTGTTAGCGCATTGTATGAAGCGACGTGACCCATCTCTTCAGTGATAATACTCTGAATAAGCTTGCCAGCGGACAGTGTGTCCATACCGTCAACGTAAGCCATCATGCGCTCTGGGTTGATTGTAATCTCATCAGCAAGTGCGCTTGCGATAAAGCGACTCTCGTCGCCCATAGTTTCTGCTTCTGCTTTTGTAAGCATCCGAAGACGAACTTCGGAAGGAACCATGTTGCGAATAATTGTCAGCAGCGTCTTTGCTTTTGCTGTCTGTTCAGCGGTCGTCTCGTTGAGCGACTGCGGCATCTTGTCAGCAGTGATCTCGCTGTGTAGTCGTGTGACATCACGATCATTCGCTTCTTTAACGAGCTTCACTTGCTCTTCAAGATATGCTTTGACTCCATCGACCGTATCCAGTTTAGCAGTTACGCCTTTGATAGAATCGGGCAAAGCGTCGTAAGCGTCAGCCGCCCGATCAATCATCGCAGATGCGTCGTTAGCAACAGAAGAGAACAGGCTCTTAGCCATCAATCGATCCGAACGCATAGCCGAACGGCTAAGATCAAGAACGTCCTGCATTGCTTGTGTGTATGCATTTTTCTCAGTGCCTGTTACTTTGCGGAACAGACTGACAATCGAATCGATGATGCGGCCAAAGAATCCGCGCTGGCCAGTTGGCGGCTTGACAGATTTTACTAGTGCTTGAAAATCTTGCGAGAGCAAGAAGCTAGAGATAAACTCGTCAATGTTCTCAAGACCGTCACGGAGATGTGGGTCAGTGATGTTCTGCGCGTCCGCTTGTTTTTGAACAAGATCATAAAGACCTTTCAAACGAGTGATAGCCGTATTCTGTTTCTCAGTTAAGGACTCTTTTGGCTTGTTCGATACATCGGACAGGAATGCGTGAACGTACTCTTCGAGTAGTACGTTGGTTAGACCGCGACCGTTGTAACCATTCATGTTGATGAACACGCTGTGTGTACCATCGGTCAAACGGTTGTACTCGCCAGCAACCGAATGGTCAGCTGTCCCGATCTCGAACTTGATCGTCTTGATGAAGTTTGTGTCCTCAAGAAGGTCAGCTACGAGTCTGTGCGACGCATTTGTTGATGTCTTAGCAACAGACTGGAGCGCGTCGATTACCGACTGTGGGTCGCCGCTCTTGATACCCAACTTAGCAGCTTCAGCTGTATTGAGTTGAACCGCTGCCATTACTTGTGCTGCCGTAATATGGGACCGCGACATCCGCTTACGCATCGACTTATCAATAGCTTTGATAAAGTCTTTTGCACGGGAGTCAGAAACCTCCGCGCCTAACGAGCGAGAGAGTTCGGACTTAACGGCACGAACATATCCAGTATCTTTCGTCGGGTCGCCATTGAGGCTCGTGCGTGACGACATGCGGACAAGATTTAGTGCCGAACGAAGCTCATTGCCTGAATCGAAATTACCACTGCGGAGACTGCGTTCGAAAGAAAGAATCTCTGGATGGTCATAGTTGCCTTTGCTGATCCAGTTAACGAGCGTGCCGAAGACATCGGTTGTCGTCATGCCTTTGATGCGGTTGACTTGAGCTGGCGATGGACTCTTGTAGATCGACTGGAATACAAGATCGTTGAGTGCATCGCGAAGATTCGCATCACCATCGATTGCCATTACGGCACTATCGTGCGCGTTATTAAGATACGAAGAGATTTGATTCGGCGTAATACGAACTGGATTGACTGTACTGACTTCACCGATATACGCCGCAGAGTTTTGGAGAGCTTCATCTGAAACCGTATCCAATATAGCGGGGTCCATCGATACTGTTACTTTGGCACGCTCTTCGATCTGGCGCGTATCTTGTTGTTGCGCGTAACGATTCTTCATCACATCGGCAATGCGATTGATTGTTGGCATCACATTACCTTCAAAGCTTTTGTTATTCAAAATCATCGAGTGGATGAACGAATCGATAACAGCATTCGGATTTTTATTTACGTCTTCAGCGGATGCGTTAACAAACGGTGCGAAACGGCCCGCAATAGCTTTTTTATTCTCTGGTCGAAGTCTCGACTCAAGAATTTTTACGGCTAGCTTTTTACGGTTGGGGTCAATCTCAAGACCATTTTTTGTTTCTTTTGTTACACCAGCGTCGATAAGAGCATTGCGTACTTCAAATAAGTTCGCGCTATACATATACTCCGTATGGATTGCTTGAGCCGCCGTAGTGAAGAAGCTAGAATCTAGTTCATTTCCGCCGCGCAAGTTCAATAGATCTTTAAGCTTAGTGCTAGCTTTAGAGCGGGTATCCTCACCACGCAGTCCTGCTTGCTTATTACTCTCAATACGCACGTTAGTGAGCGCGTTCTCCATGAACAGTGCAAAGTTAGCCGTGAGTTCTCCGACAGATGTAGCACTGCCAGCGTCTTGAGAGATATTACCATCAGCATTAACAACGGGTGCACCCGATGGAATAACGCGCTCGTTGTTCTTATCGTCTAAGAATAACGACGCAAGACCAGCCGCTTCATTGAGTGTGCCGTAGTTCGGCTCACTTGTGTAGCTGCGCTCAATCGGTTCAACCATTGAAACAAGACCGTCTTTGCCGTCGGCTCGCGGTCCGAGAACATCAATAACTTTATTGCCGCGAATAACAAACGATGGATTGAGCGGCTTGTCGAATCCTTCTGGAATTTCAACGGGCACGCCGTCACGGATCATCTCAGCAATAACAACTGGATTGTTGTTGAAGATACCGACGCCGTTCTCGTCAAGTGCGCCAGTTACCGTTCTGTGTTTTCTCAGACCAGTAATTGGATCTGAAGCGGTAATCTTACGATTGCTCACATACTTTGCACCGCCAGTAGGAATCGTGTCTAATGATACGGGATACGTGTTGTAGATTGTCTTCGCGATCTCGCTAGAGATCTTTGTGTAGTAGCCCGCTTCAACGGTGCGGCTCGGCATCGCGTAGGAAGACTCTCTTGAAACCCCAACTGGGAAACCAAAGCTAGCGACACGGCTAAGTGCGTCTGTTTCTTCTTGTACTAAGCCAGTATCACCAGCAAGAATATCTGCTGGTACTTTAATCGGCTCCGCTTTTGGCGTTGTGCCAACGTCAATCTTTGGGATAATTGTTGGGACAGAGTTGGCTTGTTGTACTTCAGACGAAATAAAGTCGTTGTAATCAAGACCTAATTTTTCGGCTACTGGTTTTGACTGCTTGAAATCAAGCGAGCTAAATGGCACATGGTTCGACGGTGCATCTGCAACATCTGTAGGAACGTAGACGCCGACATCAAACTGGCCAGTAGACTTAATCTCTTCAGGACGAACCGAAGACATCAAACGCTGAACATCCGCAGGCGTGACTTCTTTTAGCGACGCGTTAAGCTGTGCTGTAGATTTTGTTGCTGCTGCCGTACCCGCTTTTGCTAGCTCTTCTGGAGTTGTTGTTGTTGTTACATCAACCGTCGGTTGGGCAACTGGTTCAAATGCAGTAGCGGCAGCTTCACGTCGGCGGGCAGAAGAAGTCAATAGCACGCGAACAGCTTCGGCAGACAGCGGAGAGCCACTCTCGTTGAGCTTGTTGGTAACATCATCAATCGCTTTATTCTCTAAGTTACGCGCAGCATTCCGCTTAACGTCTGCATTGAATGTCGGCATTGCACTCTGAATAGCTGGAACAGCTGCACCCATTGCGCCACCGATAACAAACGCATGGAACGTCTGGTTGAAACGCTCAAGCATTGGCGTGTTCTCGTTCATCGTAGCGTCTTGAACAAACGTATTGATGAACGTACCGATACCTTCTTCAACACCTTCATCGAAAGCATTCTTTGTTACCTCTTTACCGAGACTGGCATAGCCGTATTCTTTGAATGTGTTCTTGAGCTGTGTCGTAATGATCTCGTTAAACTGACTATTCGGAATCTTATTGCCGCTGTTGATGAGACGCTCCATCATCGTCTTCATCTCAGAGCGACTCAGTCCTTTAGTCAGTGCCGTATCAAGACCACCGCGACCGAAACCAGCGAATGCCGAAGTTACAAGACCTGTTACAAGACCAGATGCCATTGCACCGCCTAATGCACGGTCATGTGCCTCTTCTCTCGTAAGCGTTGGATCTTTACGGAGCTGGTTGAACATCGTTCCGTAAGATGAACCCATCTCACGGTTAGCCGCTGGAATGAATGACGTTGCGACGATGTTAAGCTTGTTAGCAAGTTGGCCACTATACCCGTTAATAGCTGCCATTGCACCATCGACGCCAGCATCTTTGACGGACTGCTTGATAAGACCTTCGGCGACGAGTCGCTTTGCGGCGACTTCAGCTGTCTCGCCAGCGGCTTCGCGTAACACACCGCTAGTCATGCCTTTGACAAGACCCTTCATCGTCAGACGCGCACCCTGCTTTGCAGCAAGATAAGATGCACCACCGACGCCAGCGGCTGGCGCGGTAATTGTGGCGAGTGCTGTAGTCGCTGCCATGTCGATAAGCATTGGCGCGACAGATTCAGCAAGCTCTTGACCAACTCCGAAATCAACGCCGAACAAGTTAGCAACTTCATGGCGGTCAGAACTTTCTTGTGCTATGTTAGCGAGATAGTCTTGTGCATACTTTGAACCAGCAAGCATTGGGATTGTCGCAAGTGAGCCTCCGATGCCGTCAACGACAGACATAACAATTCCTTTTGCACGCTGTGAGAATTCGTTATAGTTCTTAGGATTCGACAAAAAGGTTTCGAGTGTGACTGAATCCTTCTGCCCAGCGGCACGCGCTTTTTGAAGTTCGCCCAGCCATTCCTCACCAGAATCTGAACGGGTAAGAACTTTATTAAATTCAGAGAAGCGGCTATCGACGAATGATTGCCGCTGACCTTCCATCTTAGCTTTGATGTCCGCAGAAATATCTGGCCGCGCAGCTAGTGCCTCATCGAACTTAGCTTTATTGGCCATGAGTGCCGTCGGAACTTGTGGCAAACCGTAGCCATATGAGCGCACATTCTTACCGATTTCATCTTTGCCGTCGTGAAACTGGAAGTAGCCTTTATTGTTAGCTTCATTGATACCAACTTCGTTCATCGCCAGACGAACTTCGTCTACGGTGAAGGCTTCGCTATCGCGAATCGCACCACTAGCGTTAATTTTTTTTGCGACATCCGCCGCAATAGAGTTGGTGTCACTCAGTGCAATCTGCTCTGACTTGTCGCGGAAGGCTTGTTTCTTGTCGATGTCTTTTGCACCTTCAACTTGACCAGAATAAATAATCCCTTCTCCAGTTTTTCCGCCAGAAAGCCATTCACTTGCAGATGCTTTCATTACACGACCCGCAACATTAACCATTGATTGGCCTAACGAGTTCAGAAGATATTCTGCCGTGTCACCCATGTCGAATTCAGAACGGGCAAGACGATTCGCATAGCCATCGACTTGAGCAGCAACAGACTCATCGTTCTTTGCAAGCGACTGAATCATTGCCGCAGCCTCTTGAGCACGCTTAACTTTGTACAATGGAAGCGAGTAGCCTTCTGGAGTCTCTAGTTCATTCTTTGCATATAGCGCATCAGATAGACCGATGCCACCTGCTTTTGATGCGCGGATCGCATCGATCAACGGCATCTTAGTTGCGGAGTCACTCGCAAGAATTTCTGTCTGTTCTTTACCATCAACAATCTTAGTTACTTTAGCGAATGGGATTTCATTGTTGCGGATCTTCATTCGTAGAACATCTTCACTCGTCGCAGCTACGGCCTCTTCGGCTTTGATACGATACTCTTCGCCAGTAGCTAGATACTCTTCTGGCACGTCCGTTCGGTCAGCAATCGCATTCTTGAACGAGTTATACTGCGTAATTGCCGCCCACTCTGGCGTGTCGCTAGAGAGCGTATTCTGAGCGTTGCGAAGCTTTTCATCGAACGATGGCTCCGGCGAACTAAATAATTTTTTTCCAGCTTCAGGGTCTTCTGGATCGATAAGTCCGTTATCTCTAGCAGATGTTACGAGCCCCGTACGGATCTCATTTTCAACATTACTATCATAAATGCCAGCCTCTAAATGCTTTGTCCGAAGATAATCTGCGTAGCCTTTTTGGCTATCAAGTAGGTCTTCGATTTGGTTTGTCTCAGACCACACAGAGTATGGATCGAGTTCGACTGCGGGTTTCTCACTCAGGAGAGTATCAGAGGCGGACATGGTATGTAGTATTTAGTAGTAGATTATTTGTTAAAAAGAGATGAAATAGTTGATGTTGGTTTTGGACCTAATGCTGCTTTTTTCTGACGAACAAGTTGAAGAGCTGTCCTATACTTTGTTTCCGTTGGTGTCGTATCAAGCTGCTTTGGATTACGATTCAAATCTGGATGCAAGTCAAGAAGAATACTATCGAGAAGAATGCCATCTTCTGCTTTAAAGTTCAACGGTTTTGGACCCGTTGTTGGTAATGCTGTTCCAGTTTTTAAAGAAGTTGGAACAGCATCAGCATCTTCTTTTTGTTGTCCCATACCATTAAGAGTTGATTCATAACTGTTTAGCGTACTAAGATAAACGCTTCGACGCTCTTTTTCATCGGCAGCTTGCGCGGCGCGTTGCTCTTTATCAGACGCGGCTTGCGACGTAGCTTTATTGCTAGCCGCATAGCTAGCAGCAATCTCTAAATACTGTCGTTCATCAGGCTCTGTCGTGCTGCTGGCAAGCCTATTGATAAGATCAACGTCGCCCAATGCCGTAGCGCGAGACATCAGATCAAGACGATTATTTTTAATCTTCTCTTCACGCTTCAGCAATTCCTCATCGACACTGAGCTTAGAGGCAGCGGCATCAAACACAGCTCTAGTGGTTGGATCACGGGCTACAAGATTAGAGACGGACATCTTCAGCGTAGCAAGATCTGCTGCGCGACCAAAAACATCTTTTGATTTGTCATTTACAATTGTGCCCAATGAGTTAGTTAGCTCCCCCAATCGACTCGATGCCTCAATCTGCATACGTGCTTCGTCGCGGGACTTCTCAAGATCCATCTTCTGACGCTCAAAAGCCATCTGGCTTGCTTGATCTTTAAGCATTGAATCGGCAGACTTTAGAATGGATTCTTCAATCGGCGCAATTTTTCTATTGTAGCCAGCCTGAAGCTGTGACAGTTCTTCAGTGCTGATCGATGGGTCATTGTAAAAATAAGACCCGCGCATTGGCGCAATATCAGATTCGTAAGAGAAGTCAGCCATATTATTGAGCAGCGTATGGGAGTGGTTTACCAGTAGAAAGAGCCGCTCTATTTTGGCGAATCATTTCTAGTTTGTTTAGAAGTTCTTGATCTTCAATTTGTTTTTTCTTTTGTGCTACAAGAGAAGCTTGGACATTTTGTAGTGCCTTTCGTTTGCCCTGAGCTTCTGTAGTGATACCACCTTCTTCAGTGGCAAGTATCTTACCAGCTTCTAACCTTAGTGCATGAGCCGCAGATGGGCTACCGAGCCGCTCAATCCGGTTAGCAGCGCGGAGCCACTTACCAGATTCAGTTCCAATATAACGTCCTCTGGAAGTATTTGTCCCAAACTCGCGATCTTGCATTGCTGAAAGTTCATCAAGACCAGAAAGAGTGCCTGCGGGTGGTACAAATTTTTGAGCACTTTCTTTTTTACCAGTAACACCAGCCGCTTGGTCTTGAGTATTCTTGTCTACTTTACCCCAAAAATTTTCAGTCTGTGCTTGCGTCGCGTATTTTGATTCTTCGACTGGCGCAGAACCCAATGGTGTCGGCTTATAATAAGTCGGTCCAACTCCAGCGGCTCTATTCGCAACCGCTTTGTCAATAAAAGCTTGGAGACGCACGCCGTTGATGCCGAGACGTTTCGCTTCCGCTCCGTCATCAGTATCAGCATCATAATTATTTGCGCCGTTATCTCGATTGTAAATTTTTTCTTCGAGTAAGGCAGCAAAATCTTTTTTGCGCGAAAGCTCTTCATCCGGAGCTAGTGTCGTAGTTTGTTTTCCAGCGGTTTCTTCAGCGGCTTTGCGAGCGGTTTCTTCAGCGGCTTTGCGAGCGGCCTCTTCTTTGGCTTTCTGTTCCTCAATAAGTTGACGTGCAAGTTCCGCATCGTCGTCTATCCCAGCGTAAGTTTGATCTTTATTAACAGCCATGAGCAAAGTGTGAAGTTCTTTGCGACCCTACACTTAACGGGTGTAATGTCAATAGCTGGTGTGGCTTATTCGCGTAAAGCTGGTGTCAATTCTTTTCTTTACAAGATTAAAGATAAAAACTTTTCTTTTAGAACTGTAGGGCATTAAGCGACGCTTAATGCCCTACATCATATTTTAGAAAGTTTTTTCCCCCAACCTGAATCATTCGGCCAGAACCGTCATCGAGTTCATGAGCGCACTGCCCAGCGACTTGATCGTCACTGGCGGTCGCATGAAGTGGGCAGTGTCCTTTTCGTTAGGTGGATCAATCGCCACCAGTCCGAGCCGTTGGCGGGCACAGTCAAGCGCAAGAAAGGCCGCATCAGCCAAGTCGGGTGATCGACCGAAACGCGCTTTGAACTCTGGCTTCGATTCTACCTTAACCCGCAGCGTGCCGCCTTTGACCAGATCGTAGTTACGGCTCGTTATCTCTTGCGCTAGATCTGAGTTGATACCAAACAACTGTTTGGTTCGCATGAGTTCTTTACCCACGAACCAGAGTTCGGATACACGGTTCACGTAGAGTTCTTCGCCGATCAGCTTGCTGTTCTGACTTACCCGCTTGTCTGACGCTTTGCCACCGAAGCTGACCCGCATGAATCGGTTCGACCACTCACCCGCCAGAACATCGCAGAACGGCGAGCCTGCACCCGTAGCATCGACGGAGATATTCTCTGGCAAGATGCCACGCTTCGTGCAGTGCTCTTTAACTAGCTGGACGATCTGGTAAGTTCGCGGAACGGCTTTGTTGCTCGCGTCGTCGTTCAGCAAGATAGCATCCTCAAACTCAATGACATAGTGACCAGCTTTATTGTAACCAACTGATGCTGTGTACAAGATCGTTCGGTCGCCGCCGTTAGTGAATGCCGGATCGAGTCCAGCAATCTTCGTCGGCTTGCTGCCCCACTCGACGCTACGCATCGCGCCACTGTTTGCCAGCTCCGACTCTGAGTAGATGCCCGTTGTTTCATCACTGTCGAAGAAGACGGCACGAACCATCCGAAGATAGCCGCGAGACTCTTGGCCCAGCAACGCTTTGTCTTCGTCGAGCTTTTCTTGCGTCGGGAGCCACGGGTAAATTACTTCGCCCGCCACAATGTTGGGCGAGCGTTCGCCGTCGAGTCGCAGATAGTAGCCGCCCCACTTTGTTTCCCAGTTGTCCGCCGTGTTCGTATCTACTGAGTCCCACCCCTTCTTCGGCTCTGCCCACACACCGAACGCATCGAATCGGCTGTTCGGGTTACTCATACCGATCATCTGGAATGACGGGTTCTTGCTCAAGTTAGTCAGGCCCGCATTGAGAATAGCTTCGGAAAGTTCGGAAAGCTCATCGCCAATCAGAATAACGCGTTTCTGTTTAAGACCGATGAACTTGCCAACAGCCTCTCGCGTCTTGCTCTTTTCAGCAGCGATTAGCGAAATGCCAGCTCTTTCGATAAGCACCCCGTCTTCGCCGACGTATGCGACGTTGCCAATTGAATCCCGAATCTTGAGCGGTGCACCATCGATTACAGCCAGCAATCCGATAACAGATCCCCAGATCCGCTTACGGGCTTCACGCAGCGTTGTTGATGTCATCAGCACGAGCGTGTCCTTCGGTTCGCTCAGCCAGTTGATGATCCCCCATGCCGCCATCGTGTGGGACTTCCCGCTCGATGCAGAGCCGCCGACGGCAAGATACTTGTTATTCAGTGCGGCCCAGATCATCTCTTCGGCCCACGGGTGCTTAATCATCATCGGCTCCGGCAGGTCGTCATTGTTCCAGATCTCGTCGCAGCATCGCCAAAAATAAAATTCTTTTGCCCGCAAGTTTGAGTGGTTCGCAAAACCGTACAATAGTGCTGTAATTAAACTAGTTGGAGGAATCAGAAGACCGCCTACATCCATCTTTTTTGTCGTCGGATCGATTCGCGGCTCAAGAATTTTCTTGCGCGTTACTTTTTTTGTTGCCATGTCTTGTGCCTACCACCATAACAACCGCGCCACTACTGTCAATAACCGATGGATACCGAACCTGAAGAACAAGATTTACCGACTGAAGACCCGCTATTGCAGCGTGCGCTTGAGATGTTTAACAAAGACTACAAGACCGTTACGATTGCCCGTGAACTCGGCGTCCATCCGTCTACCGTACGCCGCTGGTTTAAGTCTCTCGGCATGCCGCCAAGAAAGGCTGGCGTAATCCAGCCCGTGCGTAATGAGTACGTTGACGAGAAAGATGACATGGCGGACGATCTTGAGGACAATCTCGAAGACTACACAGATGCTGCAATTCGCGTAGCGAAGCACAATGCCCGTCTTGACGAAGATACCGCAATGCTCGACATCGCCGACTCGCAGTCATCGCCCGCTGATAAGTACCAGCACTACATGGCCGCAGCGGGTATCAAACTCTTGCGCGACTCAATGGCCCACTTGCGCGGCCCGAAGACTGTCCGCGAACTTTCTGAGCTTGACCAGATGATCCGACGAAATCTCGGCCTGAATGCGAAGAGCGGCGGCGGAACAAGCAAGATGCACATTGACATCAGCATCTTAAATAACGCCAAAGCTGATCGCGGCAACGGCACAATCTCCCGAATGAAACCAACAATTATTGACATCGATGAAGAATATACAGAAGAAGAGTGATATGTTTAAGAACAAAGAGTACGTAATCAATGCCCGCACACTCGTTCGGCGTAATCTAGCCCACAATGACTTCACATTTGACGTAAAGATTTTAGACTATCCGTGCTACAGAGTCTTTCCAAAGAACATCAAAGAGGTACACTACTTGCAGTCGCTAGCGAAGTACAACCAGATTCACGTCACTGAGACTGGCAACGGCGTGCTCGTAACGGCATCAGCAATCGACACACTGTAAGATGGAAAAGGAACCATTTACGAAGACTCGCCGTGATCTTCTTATCGAAATAGTTGCAGATTTAAGTGGCCTTAAAAAGAATGAGATGATGCGATTAAGACACTTGACTCACTCTCGCGCACGTTATCTTGCTATGTCGCTTATGTATGCAATGTTTGACGTCACGTATAAGACGGTTGCCGAAGTGTTTGGTATGCCGACATCATCCGCCGTAGAGGCAAAGAGGATTGTCGATATGGAGAAAGACATGCAGTCATTGGCACTCAGAGTAGTCAAAGAGTATCGCAGAGAAATGTACGCGCTGTAAATGATTATCGGCATCGACAACGGACTCGACGGTGGCATCTGTGCAATCTCAGCGCACAACGGAGCCATCATCGATAAGTGCGAAATGCCGACATTCAAACGAGCGGGCAAGCGCGAGATTGATACACGATCCGTTTACAACTGGATCTGTAACCTGAATACGGAATCAAGAATCGTGATCGAAGAACCATTGAAGCACGCAAAGTCTTCGCAAGCGATGCGCTCAATGGGCATCTCATTCGGTAAGCTGCTCGGCATGTGTGAGGCACACATGCTTGATGTCAATCCGATTGAGGTGATCGACTGGCAGAAAAAAATGCTCGGCAAAGTGCCAAAAGGAAAAACAAAAATAATCGCACTTGAAGTTGCGAATAAGCTTGCACCCGATGAAGACTGGCGAAAGAGTCACCGCTGTACGGTAGCTCACGACGGAATTGTTGATGCCTACTTAATCGCTAAGTACTTTTTAGATAAAAATAAATGAAAACATTATTCCCGAAACAAAAAGAAGCAAAAGAGTTCTTTCAAGAACGCCACCGCTGCGGCGGCAATACGCTCGACAGTTCAAGTGTCGGCACTGGCAAGACCGTCGTAGCCGTCCATCTCGTCAAAGATCTGGCGCGTTCATTCGCTGTCATCTGCCCCAAAGCAGTTATTCCAGCATGGGAGCGCGAGTGTGCCGAACACAATGTTACGCCGCTATTCGTCCTCAACTACGAGAAACTTCGCGGCGGAAAGACAGAGTGGCTGTCCAAAGCTGGCAAGAAAATCATGCGCTGGTCACTGCCATCTGATACGATCATTCTTGTTGATGAGGTCCACAAAGCAAAAGGCCCATACACACAGAACTCTCAGCTTGTTATCTCGCTGATTCAGCAGGGCTTCTCTGTACACGGTATGTCAGCGACAGCCGCCGAAGACCCAACAGAGATGCGTCCATTGGGCTACGCGCTAGAGTTGCATTCTCTTAATAAACCCGAGAACGGTTTGAAGAGCTGGTACTCATGGATGATGTGCAACGGTTGCCACCAAGACTCATGGGGTAGCTGGAAGCTTGCCAACAAGTCTAAGCTCGCTGAACTGAACCAACAGATCTACGGTAAGAGCGGGCACAAGCTTACACCGAAAGACTTCCCCGATTCTTTCAGAGACAATCGGATCTTCATCGAACCAACTCAGTTCTCTGATTGGAAGAAGATCAATAAAGCCTACAGTGATCTGGGCATCACGCCAGCGATCATCGAAGAGTTTATCGAGTTCGGAAGTGTCGCCAATAGTGAGCACGTTCTTGTGAATATCTTAAAGGCCCGCCAGCTCGCCGAATCCTTCAAAGCACCCGATCTTGCCGACATTGCTACTGACTACGTTGACGGCGGCAATAGCGTTGTGATCTTCGTAAACTTCTCAGCTACGGTAGACGCGCTCTGTTCGACGCTTAACTGCCGCAAGATTGACGGTCGCCAAACAGCCGAAGAACGGCAAGAAGCCGTTGACCGATTCCAGCGAGACGAAGATCATTGCTTAGTTGTTAACATCGCAGCGGGCGGAACCGGATTGTCGCTACACGATACTATCGGCGACCGTCCGAGAATCTCATTGATCTCTCCAACATTTAACGCCAAAGACTACTTGCAAGTCTTAGGCCGAATCCACCGTAACGGCGCAAAGACGGACGCGATTCAAAAAGTTCTTGTGGCAGCTAAGTCAATCGAAGAAACAGTTATGAAAGCTATCGACATCAAAGTAGCCAACATGAAAGCTCTCCACGGAGAATAACACACCAACAACATGGCAGCAGTAAACGACATAACAGGCGACGCAATCCGCACGCGCATTCTTTCAAAAGAAGGACGTGATAACTACGACAACATCTTTCGAAAGAAAGACCCAATCGAAGAGGCACAGAAACAATTCGACAAAGCCGTCAACGATAAAGACTCAGCGATGGTCGAGTTCTACTACGATAAACTTCAAAAACTAAAAGCAGACCAATGATCTTAGACATAATATACGCAGCAGCATTTTGGATTGTAATGGCTACCATAACGCTATTTATGTTCGGAGCCGCAGTAACCGATAAATTTAACGATAAAGACGAATGAATACACTAGACCCCAAAGGAGAAGCTGGTAGCAAAAAAGTACCACTGCACTTAATCCCACCGTACGCGATGGAACAGAACGCACTCGCACATAAGTTGGGCGCAGACAAGTACGGACCGTATAACTGGCGCAAGACAAAAGTCTGCGCTACGACTTACACCGCAGCGATGATGCGCCATCTCAACGCATGGCGTGACGGTGAGGATCTGGACCCTGAATCCGGTATCACGCATCTGGCACATGTTGTGGCTTCATGTAACATCTTGATGGATGCCAGCAACTGTGGCACGCTCGAAGATGACCGATACAAAAAATCTGTCACCGAAGAGGAGGACGTAATTATTTTGAAAAATAGTTGGACACACTGTAAGAAGTGTCATAAGAAAAACGAGCACCACTACACGTTAGGATGGATCTGCCCACACTGTGATCTATGAAAGAGCCAAAAGAAAGAATGACAGTAAAGGCTCTGCTAGAGGCTTACTGGAAAAGAATGAATCTCAGACCTTCAGAAAAAAACGAAGATGAACTCGACATTCTTGAAGAGGTTATTCGTGAAAGAATGGAGCAAGAAAAGCTAACGAATGAAAGAGATTACTAAGAAAATCTATGGCCATTACAGAACACACACGTGTACCGTAATCCGAAAGAAGCTGCACGAGTGGCATCTGCAAATGGCGGGTAGTGGTTTCCACCGCTGTGGCAGCGACGACGATGGCATTGTATTCGTCGATCCATCTGGCGGACCATTTTTCGCTCGCGATGCATCGTTACGCGAATACTCTAAAGAACTTCCCGACGTGAAGATCAAATCTATTGTCAGAAAAGATAATGAGTATTTCTTACTGACAGAGCCTAAGAAACGGGAAAAAAAGAATCTATGAAGACACAAACACAACCAGATCACGGCTCACGCGGACACGCTGAGTTCTCGCCTTCGTCTCTCAAGTATGTAGCTGGCTGCGCTGGCTATCACGGCAAAGACGGATCATCCGCCGCTGCCGAGATGGGCACGCGTATTCACGAAGCTCTTGAAATATCCAACCCGTCGGCTCTCCATAACGAGCAAGAACTTTCGCTGTATAACCAAATCGTAAAGATGGAGCAAGAGTTCTTAGCGAACTTTCCAGCAGACGGCGAAGAGCACAATGAGATTCAAGTCACCGTCCAGCTCGATGGCACAGAGACATGGGGTACTTGCGACCGACTCATCGTCTACGGCAACCGTGCAGTGATGGCAGACTACAAGACGGGCATTTCGATTATCGATCCGCCAGAAAAAAACTGGCAAGCCAAAGCATACACTATCGGCGCGTTTCAAAAGTTCCCGCAACTTGAAGAGATCACGTTCGTATTCTACGTGCCACAGCACCGTGCATCGCTGCACCATACGTTCACGCGTGCGGAGCACTTGCAACCAATGATCGATGAGTTGAGCAAGATCATCAAAGACGGCGAACGGGTGCGGCCTAAGTGGGAGAGTGGTACACCAGCACTTGATGAGTGCCGACCTACTCAGAACTGCCGCTTCTGCCGACACGAAGATTACTGTCCCGCATTGGGTGGACTCGTTGTCGAAGTCGCAAAGAAGCTCAACCCGCAGCTACCCGACATAGACATGGAGAACTCTGAAGATCCAGCAGAACTAGAAGAACTCTGGGCTATTGCTAAGATTGTCAGCAATTGGGCTGATCGTTTGAAAGAGCGTACGATGGATCTTGCAAAGTCCGGTGTAGAATTTCCGACGCTACGCTTGCGGTCAATGGGCGTAACAAAGAAGGTTGTCGATAATGACGGTCTAATCGGCGTCGCACTCGACTTTGGAATGGATACGTCAGAAGTTCTTGAGAACGTATCGATTCCATTTGCTAAGATCTCCAAAGCAATCGCCGACAAGCACGACAAATCAGATCGTCAAAAAATTTCTGAAGATTTTCTTGACGCCTGCAAAAACGCAGGCATCATCCAAAACTCTGACGAGCGGTTCACACTTCGGTGAGCCAGTAGTCAAAACAAGAAACGAGAAACAAGAAGAAAGAAACTCCTATTATGGAAACAAAAGAAACAGCCATTGTGGCACAAAATAACGGAATCGCAAATCGTAGTGGTTTGGTGATTGAAGCGAGTGACATCGACATCCAACGCCTGAACATTGTTCAAAAGACGAGTGACATTAACGCGCCAATTGGCTCGTTGGTTCTCGACAAGAAGCATGTTCTGGCAAAGCCAGATGAGAACGTGCCAGTAACGGTCCTGTCTGTCGTCAAAGGATGGCGTGAAGATATTCCGTATGATGATGACGGGATGCCTAAGATCACTTACACGAAAGAAGAAGCAGACGCTATCGGACACGCATCAGATTACGAGATGCTTGAGTTCGCAGAGATCACTCTGATGTTCAAGCAACCCGAAGGTGATGAAGACGAAGAGGCTTATCCGTACCCAATCGGTGATAGCCAATACGCAATCGGCAAGATCAATGTTGCTAAAGACGCGTATCGCCAGACCTTCAAACGTCTAGCCACATTCGCAGCTTTCAATAAGACCGTACCGCTCCAGAGCCGTCTGTGGAACTTCCAATCGGGTATCATGACTAAGAGCAAGTATAGCTGGTATGCTCCATCACTGAGCATCACATCTAACGAGCCTGACGAAGCTGTTCTCGACTTCACCGCTAACTTCAACCAATAAGAAGAATAACAATAATGGACATCGCAACACTACAAGATATTACCGAAGATCAAATCCTTCGCGTAGAAACCGATACATTGACATCAATGATTAACGAACTCACAGAGAAACTTGAAGAACTTCAATTTAATCTCCGTAAGCTTACTGTCGTACGCGATGCAATTGCCAAAACAGTTAGCGAATCGTCTGGCCAACTCGAATTCGAGATCGTCTAGTCTAATAACTTAATTCAATAACTGAATTAAAACCGCCCGCACTGGCTCATGTCTTAACCAGTGCGGGCCTTTTTTACCTCAATAATTATGGACACTTACGCAATTGATTTCGAGACTTACTACGATAAGCAGTGCTCGATTAAAACACTCGGCCCATTGGGCTATTTCTCACATCCTGACTTTTCAGCCTATATGGTATCAGTGGTCAGTGATACTGGATACACATTCGTTGGCAACCCAAAAGAATTCGATTGGACGCTACTTAACGGAAACGCTGTACTTTCGCATAACGCATCCTTCGATCAGACGCTCTACTTGTATGGCGTCAAACAGAACTGGTGGGCCTCATGCGAGCCAGCTGAATGGCACTGCACTGCTGATATGGCCGCTTATTGCGGACTGCCAAGATCACTGAAAGGTGCGACGGCTACCGCTTACGATCTTACCGTCGATAAGTCTACCCGCGACAATATGAGTGGAAAGCAGTGGGACTCAATGACAAAAGAATTCAAAGAAGAAGTCTCGCTCTACGCACTCAAAGATTCCGAACTCTGCTTACGTCTATGGCAAGATTACTCACCAAAGTGGCCACTAGCGGAACGCGAGATTAGCCGCGTTAATCGAACTGGCATACAGCGCGGTATCCCAGTAGACGTAGAATTGATACACACCCAGTTGGGCGAGATCAATAAACGCCTCTTTGAATCGGAAGAATTGATTCCGTGGTTGGGCGACAAGCCGCTACTGAGCCGTGTAGCCTTCGACGCTGAGTGCCGCAAAGTCGGCATCGAGCCGCCACACAGTCTCGCAGAGGGCGACGAAGATGCACAAGAATGGCTGCGTATCCACAGCAAGCAATACACATGGGTTAACGCCGTCAAGAACTGGCGTCGCATCAACTCGCTCAAGAAGAAGATTGAGTCGTTCAATTACGCAACAATGCCAGACGGTCGCTACTACGGCGGCTTGATGTATTACGGTGCACACACTGGCCGATTCAGTGGCAGCGGTGGTAATCTCAATCTCCAGAACTTGCCGCGAGACGAAATGTTCGGCGTCAACTTGCGGCATCTTATTTCTACTAAACCAGATAAGCGTCTTGTCGTAGTTGATTTATCGCAGATCGAAGTGCGTACGCTCTGCTGGCTCGCTCAAGATTACGACACGATGAAGGAAATTAAAGCGTGTTCCGACATCTATGAAGCCTTCGCCATTCGATTTGGACTCTGGACTAAGGAACAGGGAAGCATGAAGCAGGATCCGAAGTTGAGGCATCGGGTTAAGGCGATGGTGTTGGGCTGCGGCTACGGAGCCGGAGCGGAGAAGTTCGCTATCATGTCAAAGATGGATGCAAAAGAGGCACAAGATGCTGTCGATCTTTATCGAAATAAGATGAAGTCGGTAACGAAACTATGGCGCGAGTACACGACAGATGTATCTGTTTCGTATGACCAACAAGTATCTCTAACAATCGACCTGCCATCTGGCCGCTCGTTAGACTATGGCAAAGTTCGACCAGTTAAGCAGAACGGCAAGACGAACTACGTCGCGCTGATGATGCGTAATGGTAAGCGGTTGCCAGTAAAACTCTGGGGCGGGCTACTAGCAGAGAATGCGTCTCAAGCACTAGCGAGAGACATATTCTGTAATATGCTCTGTCGCATTGACGAAGCTGGCTTTGATATTGTATTCCATGTCCACGATGAAGTCGTCGTTGAAGTAGACGCCGACAAAGCTGAAGACGCACTGAGTTCAATCATCAACATCATGTCCACTCCGCCTGAGTGGATTCCCGACATCCCACTATCCGCCGAAGGCTCAATTCTTACTCGCTACGAAAAATGATTTACCGCTACCTTAAAAACCTCCGCGACAATAAAGCCGTCAAAGCAACGGGCTTAGACAAGATTGTCAAACCGAAACCAAAGTTCGCCAGCAAAGCTGACTACCGCGCATGGTACGCCGACGCAAACACTGACCACATTTTCTACTCTACAGTAGAGGGCAGCACGCCGTCGAAGCGTATCTCAAACGATAACCCGCCGAATAAGATTCACGGGGTTGTTGCCGACTACGATGCGCCAGTTAACTGGGCGGGCGTTGATAGCGACATCAACTCAAAGTGTGGCCTGAATCCTCCAACATGGCGCACGAAAACCCAATCGGGCTACTTGCGTCTTATTTGGGAGTTCGAGAATCCGTTGCCAATCGCACCGGAAATGTTCGACGGATTCATGAAGCACATGAAGTCTGCGCTTAAACTTGATCGACTATTCGCTGGCTACGACAGCACGTCGCTCAAAGCGAGCCAGTACTTTGAGTTGGGTGAAGACTGGACAGTTTCAGGCGGCAGTCTTTCCGATGCCGTTGTTCAGACAGCACTCACGAAAGCGGCTAGTGAAGCACCGCCGCAGTCTCACGATACATCGATACCGATTGACATTATCGCTGCGGAAGTTGAGTCCCGATTCCCGAACCGTTGGGTCGGCGACTTTGATATTGGTTCACGCGGGCCATTGTTCTGGATCGATGACGGGATCAACCGTGATGGTTGCCAAGTTGTTGAAGACGGAATCATTTGCCATAGTGACCGTGCTGGACAGGGATTCTTGAGCTGGCGTGACATCTTCGGCGCGTCATTTGTTAAAGACTTCGAGCAAAAGAAGATGGGTAATCTGCTTAACGAGTACTGGTACAACGGTCGCTCGTTCTTCAAAGTTCTGTTCGAGTCCGCTGTCACGATCAATAGGGAGCAGTTAATTCTTGAGCTTAGACAGTCGGGCTTCTCCGCTCGCCAGAAGAAAGGGCAAGCTCTGTCGGAAGTTGAAGCGGCAATTCTTACGATTTCTAACCAGAATCGGATTGATGAGATCGCCCCAGTAGTATTCTGCAAAGATCGTGTCGTGTCGTATAACGGTAATCGAATCCTAAACTGCGCGAACATCAAACCAGTCGAGCCTGATGCCGACGGCGACCCATCTAAATGGCCGTTTATTCATAGCTGGCTCAACCAATTGTTTGTTGATACCGCTGAAAGGCCAACTATCGAGTATTTCTACTCGTGGCTCCAGAGGTTCTATAAGGCTGTTCTTGATCGTGAGTTCGTTCAGGGTCACGCGCTACTACTCGTCGGCCCAACCAATAAAGGAAAGTCGCTTCTTTCCAACCGTGTCATCTCTGGTTTAGTCGGCGGTTACGCAGATGCTAGCGATTACTTGAGCGGTCAGACAAAGTTCAACAAAGACTTAGGTCGTGTGGCCGCATGGGTGATCGACGATACAACGTCAGCGGCTAGCTTCCAAGACCAGCGCAAAGCAACAGAGCTTATCAAGCGATCTGTCGCCAACCCGCGAGTCGAGTACATGGCAAAGTATGCCGATGCACTATCCGTTCCATGGACAGGCCGCGTCATTCTCTCGCTGAACATGGACGCGAATAGTCTTTCAGTCATTCCAGCACTCGACAGTAGTAACCGCGACAAGCTCATGGCCGTTCGTATTGCTGACACTGCGACAAGCAAGTTTCCGAGAAACTCTCAGCTCGAAGCAATGATCGAAGATGAGCTGCCACACTTCGGTCGGTTTTTGCTAGACTGGAAGATTCCAAAAGAGATCGAAGAGTTTGGTCGCTTTGGCATTAAGAGCTACATCGACGAGACAGTTGCGAGCGCGGCTTACGACAATTCAAGTCGCTCATCCGTTGCGGAGCTTGTCGAGTTCTTCTCGAAACGCTGCCGCGACTATACGCCAGACAAGCCTTACTGGTGTGGTACACTTACTGAGTTTCAAGTATCACTGCACGAGTTCAACAATGGCCGAAATGTCGGCATGAGTAGCAATCTTGAGTTCGTCCGTCGCGGCATGAGCACGATGGAAGAAGCAAGCAAGAACAACACACACGTTCGGCCAGTCCGTTCCAGTGGTCAGGGCGGTGGTAAGATCTGGAAGATCGATCTGTCCACTAAGTATGACATCACGATGGACGAATCAGAGAGTCTGGACTACGTAGTTTAGAGATTGGCAGGTGAAAACCTGATGCTCTTTGGGTGAATCCGTCATCGGCGGATTCACCCGCTTTTATGAATAGGGCGTGCTTGAAAAAGGACTTACGAGAAATCCAGCCGAGCATCCAGACACGGGACAATGACGAGCTTACACGGTTAAAGAAGAAGATGTCGTTCTCGAATACTTTGTCTTGCTTGCCGTTAACGGACGCCACATAATCTGGCTTCGGTCGTGACAAACAAGTCTTAGATTTGACCTCAACTTTCTTATTGTTCATAACGTAATCGTGCGTGTAAGATACGTCGCCTTTGTAGGTCGTATTACCGTAGTATCGCTCAAAGGCGACTTCGCCTAAGAATCCAGTCATTCGACCAGCACCATTTGTAAATGAATTGGGCAGCACGCCCAATGCCGCTGCCCGATTTGATGCTTCCTTTAAGTCTTCGGCGGCTGGAATAAACTCGATGAACTTACCTACTTTTTTGAATTCTGGCATATTATTTTGTTAACAGTTGCGACGAACTTATCCCATGCTGGAAAGAAGATCTCTTCCATGCAACGCACGATAATCTCTTGTTCGTATTTATCTGAAAATCCTACGCCAGATAAAAGTAAAGAAGCCTCCATCATCTCGTGGCGAATCGTTACTAGAACACACTCACGGTCAGACTTAAAGGCCGAATTGATTTGAATCGTTTTTATTTCATGGTCGTACTGGCCATAGCAGTCTGCTAACGGAACAAACTTGAGCTTGATCCGATGACCTGCGATATTGATCGTTGCCGGATACTTCATTAGTACATGTTTGATACGCGCCCATTACCGGAGTAAGGATCAATACGGACTGCTTGTCGTGTACCGCCGCGATATGCGTCCTTTTCTTCGTCGAGAATCGAACGGCAGACCTGCCAGTGGTAGTTGGCCCGCTCAATGTCAGCGTTATCTTCCGCTGTTGTGGCGAGAATACCGTGCTTGATTGCGTTCACATTGCCCAAATAAACGATGTCGGAGTCACTTGTCAGTGGCATGAATGCTCGTTTGAGTAGCAAGCTAATCACTTGTGTCTCACCGTTATTCGGCATACGGCAACGAAACCTACGGTAGCGCGAAACAAAATCTTCTTTTCCTTCGGCGAGAACGTACTGAGTAACGTTAGCATCAGGTGACGCAATAAGTTTGATCTGCTCTGGTACGCCCTCAAAGCGGATCATTTGAATTGATCGGGCGTTATTAACGCCTGTAATATCGTATGCTGAAACGCCTACAGTAACCTGTGTTAGATCAAAGTTTATGTCAAAGAACTGCCCAGTAGATGTTGTATAGGTGATATAAACATTGCCTTCATTCGGTAGCACATTCGATGAACTAGCTGACACTAAAGTCAGTTGATGGTCAACGTCATCTGGAATAAGCTCTTTGGTAGTCGAGAATCCGTCGTCGATTACACCGAACTGGTTGTTAGCTTTGTAGCCATCTGGTATGCCCGTGATATTGTAGTCATGCCATTCGGACCACAAGCGTTGTGGTGATCCATCCAGCGTAGCTGCCATTACCGATTCTGCTTCGGTCGGCAGCGCAAAGTAACCGTTACTCGTCGTGATGTTCAGTTCGTACGCTAGATCCCGCCAGTAGCCCATCGCATAAATGCGCGGCATAACTAAATTAAGAACTTGCGAGAACGAAAGTTCTGGCTGTACGTATGCCGAAAGCTGGTTCGACAGAGATCTAACGGTCATTGCGGGCATAACAGATTACGGTTTTGGTTTGGGCGCGACCTTAACCGCGCCAGAGTGTAACTCTTTCTTGAGCTTGTTTTCTTTCTTTGCACTTAGCGGACTCACTTTACTCAGCAAGTAGGCTACCTGTTTCTGGGACTTGGTTACGGGTTTCATTGGAATTGGTATTTTTGGTTTTGTTTCGTCCAGTAATCTTCGTTAGCTTTCTGGTTAGCTACAGCTACGTCTTGTTGTTCTTTACCAAAATATCTTTTGGCAGTATCAGCTCTTAGCTTTGTCCAGTAATCTGCATCAGCTTTTGCTCCAGTTAAAGCCGCGTCTCGTTGTTCTTTTGGCAATAAGCCGTAATCAACTGCTAGTCCCATTTTTTTCTGCGTTGCTAGAAGCTGGAGTACATCCATCTTGTTCGAAATATCTTGCGGACTACCACCACCACCGCCGAAGCCGCCACCGCCACCGCCACCACCTCTGCCAGCATTGAATGCTTGTTGAGTAGATTCAAAAAAATTACTTTGATTTTGTGATACCGGAGGGTTTAACAGCGGGTTACTGCTACTAGTAGTTGATGGAGAATACGATGGGAAGAATGCCTTTGGAGCATTTTGATTTATATAATTGGTAGCCATGATTCGTTATTGTTGCTAGTATCCTAAAAAATAATCTGTTTTAATCAAGCTCGAATTTTATACTGGCGTAGGCACTGTCTTGCAGTAAATGTCAACAGATGACAGTTTACCGTCCCTGTAACAGTAAAAAGGAATCGGGATTAGTGGGTTACTGCCTTTGTTTAAGGCTGGGTTTTGTGCGCCGTTTAGCGGTACTGGTGCGGTATTAGACGAGCTTCTTGTTGGTGTGGCAGAGTCCGTTGCTGGCGGTGCGCCACCACAAGTTGGTACGGCAGGACTAGTTAGCGGTGTGTCCCTATTTTTTGCGTTGTCACCGTCAAACCCTTTTCTGATATTTTCTGGATGTACCCGCCGCTGAAACTCTTGCATGTCGCCCACATGGTCATAGCTTGCCTTTCCGTGCGGGTGTGGATTGCGGATAGATGGATCGTCTGGATTATACGCAAATTTTGCGGCGTCGAGATTTTTACGCTCTTGCGCCTTTGAGTAGCCTATATTCCCGTGCATCCACGAACGGCCTACTGGATCGAACATTGAAGGAGAACCCATAATTTTAATCGAAATGTGAAGCGTCAAACACTACGGCCATACACTTTAGCCAGTCCCATTTATAAGGCTCAACACGAAATTGAACTAAGTAGTTTCCGGATTTCGGAATATCTTCTGGGGTTGTTTTAGGTAAGAAATACGGTGACACTAGTGACGCTAGTGCTGTTGGTGTTCCGTTTTGCACTGTCGAACTCAACACTGGATACTCTTCAGCTACGAACGACGTTGTAATTGGTGTCTGCTTGTCTGCTGACAATACGGATGGGGTGGGAGTTGGCATCGCAACAAATGCTGCTGGAATCGTTGGGCCACCACCGTTTATCTTAACATGCGTGTCTATTGTAGGATTCGGAGTAAGCAAACGAGTTGTTATGGCGTAAACTTTAACATAAAAAGTTCTGGGATCTGCCGCACTTACCTCAACATAGTCAGAACAAATAAAAGTAAACCCAGTGCCACCTGTTCCAGCACTATTCGTAAGAGTTACTTCATCATCTGAGTTTATAATGATGCTTGCGCCAGTATCTAATTCAAATTCAAATTGTAAATTTACAAAAACATCAGTGTCTGTCGTCAACAATTCTGTTACGCCACTGTTGTTAATAGAACTAACCACTACACCAGAAGCGTTGGTAGAAAAGTTTGTCGGGTCAGTTATCGCATAATCCGTTGTAAAACTAATCCAAGACGGGAACATTGTAATGATGTCATAAGCGGCTGCTGTAAATGGATCACTAAATTTGATACGCTTGCCGCCGTATAATGGAGCGACATCTGTTTCAATGCCACCGATGTAGATCTTAGTATCGCTTGTTGTGGGCGGCGTTTCGTTGATGAACGGCTTGCGGGCATAGACACCGTGATTTATATTACTAAAACTAGTTGCGCTTACGACATTTCGATCGCAGACAAACTTATGGCCGTATGGCCATAGCGTAATAATGTCACCTGCGTTAGCACTGAAACCGTTATTGAATCTGTATCGCGGTATGCCAGATATTACTTGATTTGTATTAGACGATGTGAGTGTATGCGAACCATTATATACACCACCAAATGTAATGTCGCCGTGTAATGTGGGCGGTATTGTTACGACATCATTGTTGAGTTGGCTACGGTTACTTGAAGACCCAGCAACAGATCTGCTATATGAGTAATTCTTTGTAGACTGAGAAATTTCTGTCGAAGCCGATTCTTTAAAACCAGACTCTCCACTTTGACCACTAACAACAATCGTGTGGGATACTGGTTCAAAGAATGGCCAGCTATAAACCTGACTGGATCCGCTTAGATTTAGTACTGTGTTTAATTTGGTTAAAACGTCATCTACAACCACTACGCCAGTTGGTGCATTTATATAAAAGTAATAAACCATTGCTGGAACATCCGAACCCCACGGTTGTTCAATGTTTATTTTTAAGTCCGCTTTAATCGAACCAGCACTCGACGCATCTTTACTTCCCATAACGGAAATAGCGTACTGGTCGCCATTTTTAACTTCGGAACTAGTTGAAAAACTACCGCCGTGACCACCAGAAGTGCTGGTCACTATGTCTACAGAACGGAGAACATTTGGCAGCTTGAGATCGATAAGGGTCGGCAATCCCAATAGATACGAGCTGAGT